CCCCCCATCTCCTGCCCGGATGCACGTTATGCGTCCGGGCTTTTTTCATCTTCATCATTGCGCAGCTGGATGGTCTGCCCATCCGGCATGATGATTGCAACCTTGCCGCCGCACAGTTCTGCTGCCTTGATAAGGTCATCCGCCGACCAGCGGTTCATGCGCACCTTGTTGCTCATTGCCTGCTTGCTGCTCATACCGAGGACTTCGGCCAAATCTGTCTGCTTCTTCCCTGTCATGGAAAGTAACCCCTTGATGATGTCCGACACTGTCATGTGTTCATCCACTCCTTTCATGTATAGGGTACACCAAAATCAATTACTTGTCAACCTCTTTTATTTCAAAGTAAATCAAAAAAGTTTATCAAAACTATTGACAAGTAAACCGAAAAGGTGTACAATGTAGATGTAAGGCAGAGAGCGAAAGCCCCTTACAGAAAGGAGTGAGGTGATTGGAAGACATGAACGTAACCAAGGCGTTGCTCAAAGCAATCCTCGAACTCATCGAGAAGTGTGAAACGCTGGAAGAGCTCCGTGAGAGCGTCAAGAAGATTATGGAAGAGTAAAAAAAGAAGACCAGCCACCGTCCAAAGCAACTGATCTTCAACACCGAACCAACGGCGAGCCGGGAGCCTTACCCCGGCCGCCCTCTATTTTAACAGAGTAAGGCCAGAAAGACAAGAGGGTAACAGCATGAAGTTCATTGACATTAACCGTGAGTTCACCGCCGCAGCCAGCAGCTACATGGCACAGGGCTACTACATCAACGCCGGAACGATGGGCGGAAGCCAGGGCGAGGTCGCTCACATCGACCTCACCAACGGCGCCGAGATCATCCGGGTGCTGCTCACCACGTTCAACAACTACCTCGGTACTGAGGGCGTGGAGCTGATTGTCGGCCGGGTCAAGGACGACATCAAGCCCAATCAGGAAGACCGCTGGAGCACCGTCTGGAATGAGCGTCTGGAGGTCATCAGCAGCAAGAAGTTCTACCGTCTGAACAACCGCGCACAGGATGGATTCTACGGCACAGAGGAGGAAGCAAACGCCGCCGAGGAGAAGCGGTTTGACCGCTACAAGAGCCGCCGCGGCAATGACAGTGCGGTGGATGTGACCACAAAGGCCGCTTCGATGGTCAAAAAGTACATCCACGAGAAGTTCGGTGTCCGGCGCGTGAAGATGGACGACATCAAGGTCGTCAAGCACGGTGGCCGCTACACCGTCACCTACCACAAGCACGCTGCACAGCTGCACTAAGGGGAGGGCGCAAAGATGGTCACGATTCAGAGCCAGAACTTCGGCGTTGAGATTGAAATGACGGGCGTTTCCCGCGGAACAGCCGCCTCCGTCATCGCCAACTACTTCGGTGTCGGCGGTATCCACTTTGCAGGTGGTACCTACCAGACGTACGAGGCCAAGGATAGCAAAGGCCGCGTATGGAAGTGCATGAGAGACGGTTCCATCACTCCCCGGCGGCGCATAGGTGGTGCAATCGTAGAGGCAGACGATACCTACCGCTGCGAGGTCGTGACCCCGATTCTCCAGTACGAGGACATCACCGACCTGCAAGAGGTCATCCGGGCACTGGTCAAGAAGGGTGCCATGGCGAACAGCTCCTGTGGTATCCACGTCCACGTTGACGGTGCGAACCACACGCCCGAAAGCCTCTGCCGACTGCTGAACTTCGCCACCGGGCGGCAGGATCTGTTCTACGAAGCCCTTCAAATTGGCAGCCGTGCAGACCACTGGTGCCACAAAATCAATCCTACCCTGTTTCGTGAAATGAAGAAGAACGGCAGAGCAAGCCGGAACGATGCAGAACGTATCTGGTACAGCGTGGCGAATGACGGATACGATGGCGGCGTGGATTCCTCCCACTACAACAGCACCAGATACCACGGAATCAACCTCCACGCATTCTTTACAAAGGGCACCGTGGAGTTCCGGCTGTTCAACGGTACAACTCATGCCGGCCGCATCAAAGCCTACGTCCAGTTCTGCTTGGCAATGAGCGCATGGGCTATCAACTGTGACCACGACAATCTCCACTTCAAATCCGTTGCCGGGTACACCCAGCAGCAGAAACACGACCTCATGCTCCGGGTGCTGACCAAGCGTCTGGGAATGCGTGGACCTGAATTCAAAACCGCCCGGCTCCATCTGACCTCTGCATTCCTCGCAGAGAGCGAGAGCGAAGCCGCATAACCGAATAAATCAAGCTGTGCTATCTGGCTATACGGGCATTCGGAGGATATGACGATGAAACTTTACAAGTATTCCGGCACCATCGAGGAGTTTGCCGTTGAACGTGGCCGGATTTCCTACATCAAACTCTTTGATGTGACCGACCTTGACAAAGCACCCACCCGGCTGGAAGTCTTCGGTGCGCTGAGCAAGTACATCGAGGCCATCGAGGGAACGGATGCCGAAGAACGGTACATCAAGAGCGATTGGTATTTTGACAGCAATCTGTATCTGCACCGCATAGAGATCCCTGGCAGCGAGGTTTGGCGCCCGGCGAAAATCATCACCCAAAGCCCGGACAACATCGAGCAGTTGGAGATCTTCGGCCAGCAGAGCTACATCAAGACCAGCAAGCCGGAATCCATGTCCCGCGAGGAATTTTGCCGCATGGTCGCTTGGGAACGCCAGAACATGAAGTAAGGGAGGAGCGCAAAATGCGTGTGGAAAGAAAGCCGGAAATCGGCGACACGATGTTCCATGTATGTGAACACCTCTACTACGTTCCAGAGCGCGCGGCGCCATTGAATGAATACTGTGTCTGCGAGGCCACAGTTGTGGGGTTTCTGAAAGGTGGGTACACCGAGGTGAAGCTGGTCGGGAAGAATCCGGGAGGCTTCAATACTCCCTATCACTACAAGATGGCCGAGGTCGGCAGCAAGGTGTTCTTTGACGCCCACTCTGCCGCAAAGTACGCCGAAAGCCTGACTGTGTATGCAGAGCAGCACTGGAATTGGGCAGGCGCACAACTTCGCAGGCCGTACAAGAATTTATTGAGAGAGCAGTCCCCGGACATTGAAGGAGGCGCATAATTATGTCGATGGGCGAACAAATCAAGGCGATGCGTCAGATTAGAGGTCTGACGCAGGGAGAACTTGCCAAAAAAGTTGAAATGGCAACTATTACAGTCCAGCAGTACGAGCGAGGGGTCAGAACGCCCAAAATTGAAGCACTCCAGAAAATAGCACAGGCGTTGGAAATGCCGATTGGTACATTCCTCCCATCAATGGGAATGGGTGAAAATTTCGGTTCCAGAGTGAGAGAAGCACGAAAGAAGCAACACCTGTCTATGGAGCAGCTTGGCCAAAAAATGGGAATATCCGGTTCTCTGGTTGGGAGGTATGAGCGAAACGAAGAACATCCGAAGCCAGGTACCATCAGAAGATTTTCGGACGCATTGAGTGTTGATGCAAAATGGCTGGAAAAGGGAGAGTACGATGACAACAGCCTATCCGGCGATGAACAGCAGCTTCTTCGGTATTTCAGGGCAATGTCACCAGCGGGGCAGCGTGTCGCACTGGAACGGGTGGACGAACTTTCGCAACATCCAAAGTATAAACGGAGGGTTTGAACGATGACAGACGAAAAGATTATTGCCCGGATGCAGGCTGATCAGCAGCAGGGCTGGCCGCTGTGCCCCCGCTGCGGCGAGAGGATGCCGGACAAACTGACCCACGGAGCACTGAGCCGCCACGCCAAGGGCGTGTACATCTGCGAGGCCTGCGGCACCGATGAAGCCCTTCGGGACTGGGGCGGAAACGTCAAACCCCTGTCTGACTGGGTACTGGTTCGCGTGTACAATAGAGATTTATGGAGAGAGGCGAAGCAAAATGAGCAAAGTTGAAAAATTCGGTCCGAGGTTGAAAACGCTTATTGATGAAAAAGGGATTACCGTGCGTTCGCTGGCAAAGGACTTGAATGTATCGGTGGGTGTCCTGTCAGATTGGCAAAACGGAAACAAAACTCCAAGAGGAGATTCCATTATGAAACTCACGGAATATTTCGGTGTCACTGCTGATTATCTGTTGGGTCTGACCGATGCAAGCACGATAGATGCCGATATTAGAATTTCGTGTGACACTACCGGTCTTTCTGAAAAGGCAGTCAAGATACTTTCCGGAATGGAAAAGTCGGACGTTGAAAAGCTGTCCAAGTTGATTGAATTCTACAGCACCATCAGATAAACAAAAAAATCCCCCTCCACTTTGCCTACACATACCCCGCGAGGTTCGCAGGGCTTCGACAAAGCAGAGGGGGATTTTTGCGCGCTGCCGGAGCAGCCAAGTATAAAATCAAGAGTGGACCATGCTGGGCCACTCTCTACAAAAGCCGAAGCTTTTCAAGTGTCTCTATTTTACACGGCACTCATGCAGCAGTCAAGACTTTTTACCAAGTGCTGCGGTCATAACATCAAAGGCGCGTTCGATGACGGTATCAAGCACCTCGTCGGTGATGGCCCAACGGATAGCCGCCGGGCACTTGGCGCGGAGAGCAGCGAACACCTGCTTCTTCTTTTTGGCGCCCTGACCGCTGCCCATGATGGACAACTCGGCCTTTTCGACCAGTTCCAGAGCCAGATCCTTGACGGTGGCCTTGTAGCCCAGCCGGATGCCCCCGACTGCCAGAGCAACGAAGCCCAGCAGCATCAGAGCGATGGCGATGGGCGCGGGGATGAAGTTCAGCATAGCTTCCATGATATTGCCTCCTATAAGTATCAGCGGCGCAGGGAGCCGCCCCTGCGCCGTTTTTGTGTGTTGGGTATATCGGATGTTTCACAGGTACTTGTCGGCCCCTGAAATGGCTCTCCACGACGCTGGGCCGCAGATACCGTCCACGGCCAGCTTGTGCGCCTCCTGCGCTTTCAGCAGGGCGTTCTCGGTCTGCTCACCGAACAGACCGTCCGGGGTCAGGCCCAGCAACCGCTGGAGCATCTTCGTGGCAGCCCGGTTTGCATCCCCGGTGCAGCCCCGGCGGATGGTCGGCAGAATGAACTTCTGGTAGGTGGTGCTGGGGTAGTGCTTCGGGGCATCGCACAGCCACGTTGCCTTTGCATCGCGGGTGTCGGTGTGCACGATAGCGCAGCCGTCATACCAGTAGATGCCCACCGCCTTGAAATACTGGGCGGCGATGATACCCAAGGCCACAGGATTGATGCTGCGGTCTACAAGCCGCCAATCCGCAGCCATACCATAGCGGTGCTTGCTGCCAGGGCTGCCGCCGACTGCCGCATTATGCGAGAGGCAGCGGTATCCGCTGGTCACCTTGATGGCCTTGCCCAGCTTGTCCCGGATGGCCTGAAGTTTTTCGACCAGCTCCGAATCGACCATCTGCCGGCTGCATCCGCAGGGGCACTTGAAGTCCTTGCGGGTGAAGTTCTTGCTCAGGGCGGATGTGTCGCTGGCCTGATAGACAATGACTCTCATGTAGAAGACCTCCTTCAAGAGAAGTCGTGCTTTTGAAGCCGCTCATTGTACACCCGCTTGATATTCGCTACGGCACAGATGCAGCGGTTGTTTTTGTAGTCGGGGTGGCTGCGGCAGTAGTCCTCATAGGCATCAATGACGGCCAAAATCTCGATAAAATGCTCCCTTGTGTGGTGCTTATCATCAATCAGTTCGTCATTGAAGCGCAGAATCTGAGTACGCAAAAGATTCGCATTGCGCTCATCATCAACTTGGATATGCTCCTCCAACTTCCTCTGGGTTTTCTGCTGCTGTTCCAGCACTTCGGCGTTCAGAGCGTGCCCAATCCACTTGATGATATCCGACCACGGGTTCAGTTTAATGGGGGCGATCTGGACCAGCGTGAGGAGGACTATCATCGTCCCGCCCCCCGCCGTCAGTATTTCTTGGATGCTCATTGTGTCCTCCTGTACAAAAAAGGCAGCCTCGCCCCGGCGGGTGAAGCTGCCAATCGGTTTTATTCTGCTGCATCCAGCATATCTTGTGAGTGGCGAACCAGAACGTAATCCTCCAGAATCTGATTTCGCAGGGCATCGTTGTTGCAGCCCTTCATCAAACCCAGATAGCTCTGAATCACGCTCAGGGCGTACTCAAGGGGAACCTCGCCGCGGGCGTAGGCCTCTCGGACATACCGAAGGTGTTTCTTCATGCCGAGAGAGGTCTGCCGCCGCAGTTCGATTTTTTCAGGGGAAATCTTACGGCCAACGAACTCGACTGCATGGCCGAGAGGAATAACGGCAGTTTTGTTGTTAAGCTGCAAGCCGAGATTTTCACGGAGGTATCCGTCAATCTCTTCCACAGCTTCCCAAGCCGCCTTTTTTCCATCGACCAACAGAAGCATATCATCCATAAACCGTGCATAGTACGGAATGTGCATCGTTCGCTTGATGTAGTGATCCAGAGGTGTGAGAACAACATTTCCCGTCATCTGGCTTATGATTGACCCGCACTGCATCCCAACACCGGATATGCGTTCAGCTGTGGTTACGTCGGTGCAGTCAACAGGAAGCCCCAACGGACGACCATCCGCCCGGACGGCCGTTTCGAGAAACCACACCATATCTGGGTCGTCCAGCGGACGAGTAAGTTCTCGCAGCTGAACATCAACAGGAATCCGAAAGAAGAATTTGGCAATGTCAAGCTTGACGACACGCCAATCTCCATTCATCCTTGCTGCGTTTCGCATCCATTGCTGAATGTCAAAAGCCGCCTTTAGAGGCCCTCGTCCATCGATACTTCCGTAGCTGTACTCGTACATAGACTTCAAATAGATAGGCCACAGAACATTGTAGGCTCCGCAGTTTATCACTCGGTCATAGAACGGCAGGCTGCTGATGATGCGCTTCTTGGGGTAGTATTCATAAAATTGGTGAAGTTCGCCAACATGATATTCATGCCATTGAAGCTGATTCACCGAGTTTATCAAATTTTCCTCAAGGTGGTCGGTGTACCTAAGCACACATCCCTGATAACGCCTGTCTTTACTTGCCTTACGGTAACCGTCATACAAATTGTCGAACGTTGCAAAACGCTCGAAAACGTGTCGGTGCTTTTCCAAAAAATCCAACTCCTTGAGGTCGCCGAACAGCGTGCGCCGTACGCTTATAGCGTCGGAACGCAGACTGCGAGGCTAATATTTTTAGGCCGCGAAATGCAACCAAGGGAACCAGCCCCTTTATCACCTCTGCACTGAGAGCAAGCCCTTGAGCTTGCAGTATCTGGCTTGGAGGCAAAGCGGCGCGGAAACCGATATCATCGTCCACGTTGGACCGCGGGTTGTTGCCGTTGAACGAGCCGAGGCCGTTGGAGGGGTTGTTCCAGCTGCAACCAGAAAAGAAAGCGCGTGACGGCTGGTTCCCTATGTTTTCGAGTTGGCCTTGACGGTATTGAGCCAACTCCCCAACAACTTTCCGATTTCGACAAGCTGCTTGCTCCATACCTCGTACTTGTGCATAGAAACAAACCGCAGTCGAAATGCCACACGCAGGTAGTGCTGCAATTTTGTGTTTGCAACGTCCAGTTCCTGCAACGTGGTCTTTTTGAAGTATTTTTTCTGCGCTTCCACAGCCTTTTCAAGCATCACATCCATAACGAGTTTCATGTCGGCTGCCATCGCAAACTTTTCGGATTTTGGAAACTGCTGGAGTACAGGATACGCATATTCCATCATATCCTCGATTTTTTGTAGGGTCGGACCAGTAAAAAGTTCGTCCTGTTTTCCTTCCATGCGGTAGACCTCCTTCCGAACGCGGGTCAGTATAACAGAAAACAGCTTGAAAATCTGCTTTTCGGTGGATTTTACCAAAAAAACGGCAAAATCCACCGATGCAGAAAAAATCAATTTTATAAACGACCCCGCTTCGCGGGGTCGAGGGGAACGTGACTGCGCTACCGCGCAGTCATCAGGTCACAGACGGCAGTTTGCAGTAAGCGGCGCGGAAACCGAACCCATCGCCCACGTAGGACCGCGGGTCGCGGCCGTTGAACGAGCCGAGGCCGTGGGAGGGGTTGTTCCAGCGGCAACCAGAAAAGAAAGCGCGCTCCTCATCGCTATTGCGGAACCAACAGGTATGACCTGCGCACAGATCGGAGCTGGAATAAGGCATCATACCCAACGCCTGAAGCAGCAGTTTTGCATTTGCGCCAATGTCCGCACTGCAAGTGATGGAACCAAACGTGCAGCTAGGCCAATCACCATCCGCATTTTTGTGGGTGATGGTCTTGGCCCACTGAAGTTTGCCGCCCACGATGTCAATCTTGACGGAGTTGGCGGTGGTGCCTTTTCCGTCCGGGGTGATAAAGCTACCATCCACGCAGCTGATAGCTTTCCACTCGGTCGAGGTCGGAGACTGGCTGTGTGCGCTGTCAGCGCCGTTATTGTTGACAAGGAACTGGATTTCGCCATACACAGAACGAACTGCGCCCATCCACTCCCATACGTTTCCAGTCAGACCAGAAATACCGCTGGGGCTGTTGTCATGATACCATGTCAGCGGGCCAGTACCAGTTGCAACACGACCAATCTTATCGCCACTCATATAGGTCGGGATAGCCTTATAGAACGATTCGCTGTCGTGGCGACCATAGTTGTTGTTGCCTTTCGGAACGAAGCCGGCAGCCTCGCACATGCGCTGAATCAAGCCCCACTCCATGCGGGTCATCAGGTGCCAGCCCTCGCCCTTAGCCTCGCAATACTGGCGTGCGTGGTCCATATCCAGCGATGCCGCAGGGTCAGCGCCGCCAAGAGAGTATGCGCGGCCATCCTGCACGATGTTCTGGTACTTGGAGATGTAGATTGCGTCCACTTCCTGCCCGTTGACGATGAACGCCGGATGCACGGCGGCGGATTCGCCCATGCCCAGCTGTTTGTAGGTCATCTTCGGGATCTTCACCATGATGGACGGCATGCCGGCGTTGTCGTAAATCAGCTCATTGCCGGGTGCAAGGCCAGTGACGGCCAGATTGGTCAGGTCAAAATTTGCAGCCATAGTAGTTACCTCCTATCAGTCGATGGCCCACAGGGTCAGGGTCACATTGTCCATGGAGAACGGAATCGGCTTCGCCGGGGTGCTGTTGCCCATGCGGGCGCCGCCCTCGGCGTTCTCCTCGCCGTCTGCGGCCACTTCCTCAATGGGCTCCGGCTGGGTGTACCGGCGGGCGGGGATATCGATTTCTGCCACATAACTGCGGCCGGCAGCTGCGCCGATGACCAGCTCGCCATAGCTGTCGTAGCACACATCGATGTGAACGTCACGGTCGTCCTCGCGCTTGGCGAGGTTGATGGTCAGGTCATCATCAAAGCAGATTTTGTTCTTGACGACCTCGTAGGAAATCTTGGTGCCGGAATTTTTTTCGATAACGGTCATTTCAGAGTACCTCCGATTGCGATGTATTTGATGGTGGCAGACTTTGCGGAGCCGTTGTAGGCCAGCTTGAAGCCGTTGACCAGCTTCTCGCTGACCTCAATATCCCCGACAGGGCCATCGGATTTGACCAGTTCGGTCATAACCAGATAGCTGGTGCTGCCCATGTTCTTGCCCAGCGACACGCTCTTTTTGGAGTTGTTGCAGGGATAGGTGCGGGCGTTGGTCAGGTCAACGCTGCCTGACACGATCTGCCACGAGTTATCGACAGTGGCCACAGTTTCGTTCAGCTGCCAGCCCTGCTGCCGAACGGTATTGAACATCATGCCGAGAGCGGCGTAAATATCCCATACACCGTTTTCGATGTTGTTGAAGTGCTCCTGATCCTGCGGGGTGCCCTGCTGCATCACCTTGCCAGCAGGGGTAATGGTCCACGTTCCGTCTTTGTTGTCGGTGATGATGTACAGACCGGGCTTGTCCGTAACATGGTCACGCCAATCAGTTTTATGATACACGGTCACTCCTCCTTCTTTTTCTCGGTGAACGTGAAGTCAAACCAGTACAGGATACCAGTCTGACCTGTTGAGATTTTGATGTTTACGTCCTCGTGTGCCCAGACCTGATTGTCCGAGTTGAGCAGTTCCACACGGTTCACCGTAATCTCGCCCAGCCCGGTGATGGACACTCTGGCGCGGACAGTACCATCAGCCAGAATGTCGATGCCGGAAAGCGGAACGGTGTAGTAGGTCGAGCCGACACGGAAACGCGCACAGGCAATGCGCCGTTTGAGATAGCCCCGCAGGTCTGCGAAGCCAGCCGAATCAATCATGCTGCTACCTCCTTAAAAATTTATTCCCGGTGCGCTGCCGCACACCTTTGCGATGTAGGAAACGCCGAGGCCGGATTCCTCGGCAACAAGCCCTCCGCCTGATGTACCGCCGGATGTGGCGGTTGCCGGATACAGACCGGCTGTCAGGTCGCCGGATGCCGGGGCCGCGTATGTGCTGCTGCCGTCTGCGGTCTGCACAACAACATACCCCGCATCATCGAAGCCCTGCGTGGCCGTCTCCGGGTAGGTTCCAGCCAGTTTCTCCGGTGCATAGGCTCCACCATTGTCCACCGTCAAAACCTCGATTTCCGAGGCGGCAGTGCGGCCCTGTGTGGTTGTGGCCGGGAACGTGCCAGCGTCGAGCTGCCCGGTGCGGGGGTGAGCGTAGCTGCCGCCGAACTCGTCCGTAACGATGATGATGTTCCCAGCGGAGATGCCGCCCTGTGTGGCAGTTTTGGGGAACGTGCCGCATCGCCGCACCGCATACACGATGTAGCCGCTGCTGGTCACGATCTCGATGCCGAACGTGCTCTGGTAGTACACACCATCGTTGTGCGACCGCAGGCTCTTGTAGTAGCCGATGGCCCACAGCACACGTTCGGTGCTGACGTAGGACGCATCGGAGCCGCTCATGTCCAGCATGACCCGGAAGTGGTACGGCTCGCCGCCATACTGCCACCATTCCTCCAGCCGGGAACCGGGATAGATAGCCCGGATGCCCCGCAGCACAGCCCCGGCGGTTCCCCGGTGACGATGGATGTAGGGCGCGGACTTGATGGTGCGCCGCTTTGCAGCGAGGTCGTAGTCGTGGTCGTACCAGTCTACGGCGAAGTCTTTCGCTAGAATATCCAGCAGGTCTTCCGGCAGTTCATCGATGCGGGTGTAGATTTGGCCGAGGGTGACTTCATCGAGCCGCATTTCCAGCACGTTGGCGATGGAATAAGCCAGAGCGACCATTTTAGGGTCTTTCTGGAGGGCAAGCGGAAAGCCATCCATCATCTGCTCGGCGGTCATGGTGTAGTTACTCATCCTCATACCCTCCGCTCTGCACGGTGACCGTGCCCACCTTGGCTACCTGCGGCACCTTGTCCGAGGTGAGGTCAACGGACGGTTTTCCGTCTTCCAGCGGAGTGAATGCCGGCTGTTTGAGATCCACACGCTTGATGCCGACTTCCAGCAGCAGATACCGCAGCTTGTCGGGGTTGATATCCCGGCCCATCTTGCCGGACTGCCATTTGATGTACTGCTGCACAGCCTCATTTACTCGTGTCTGCGCATCGGTAGCGGAAATGTCGCCATCACGGGTCAGATAGTAGGTCAGGTTGATATTGTAGGTCACAACATCGGGGTCGCCAGAGATGACACGGTCGGTCAACGGTCGGACTTCATCAGCCGAGCAGACCTCGACCATGGCCTTTTTGGTTTCCTCTCCTGCGATATTGCCATCATCCATGACAGCATACAGACAGACGGTGCCGGGACTGGGGCTGTTTGCCACAACATCCGCAATTTTCGTGGACACGCTCTTTGCGAAATACTTGTAGCTGCCAACAGGCCCGGCACTGGACCACGCACTCTGGCTGTCCAGCAGCAGTTCGTAAAACTCATCGTCTTTCGGAGCATCGCTGCCGTTTGCGCTGATGGTGACATTGGAGCAGCCGGAGTAGTAGTCGTACACATCAACGATGGTGTTGATATCGCCGACCGCATAATCATTTCCAGCCGTGCCAACGGTCTGGCAGGTAACGGTCACATCTGCATAGGTCGAGCCGATGGGAATGTACTCGTCCTCGGCGGTCGCCCAGTACAGAGTGGCGTTTGCATCCGTGACGCGAGTGCCGGACGGGATGAGGATTGCGCTCTGCCGCGCCTCGCTGATGTTGAAACGCATGGTGCAGGTTGCTGCGGTAGGCTGCGGACGCTGCTGCAAGTAGAACAGCTCAGCCAGCGCATCCAAATTCTCACCCTCTGCCCGGCTGGGCAGATTCTGGTTGTCAGCGTGGTTGTTGAGGGCACGCTCGTAGATTATCGCGTCCTCAATCCACGAGATGAACAGCCGTTCCGGGCTGCCTGGGCGCACGGATGTGCCAAAAACCTGCTCATACCCCGCACAGAGCAGCGCATCCAGTTCGTCAACGTCGGTGCTGATGAACTGGTGGTCTGCGGTACTACGCATTGATGCTCACCTCCACAACGGGAAGCATCGTTCCGGGGTTGTCCTTGGAGGATTTGAACGTAGTCCCCATATAGGTGGCTCTCGGTTCAAACCGTTCGATGGCTTCCTTGATGGCGGCGCAGAGCATAGGCTGCGCCACGTTTTCCGGGCGGTCAAGAATATCCGAGATGTCGATGCCAAACTCCCGGTAGCCCGGCACAGTGCCTTTCGGCGTGGATAGGATGACGGCGATGTTCTGCAGAACGCTGGCCACGGTATCCTGCTCGCCGAGGGAAATGGCGGTCAGGTCATTTGCCGACACCAGATAATTGCTCATAAAATCGCCTCACTCTCTCGGATATTCCAGTAAAGTGACGCTCGCAGTAATCCATGTCGGAACACCGAAAGCGTCTGTGTACTTGGTCTTGAATTTCACGGATTTGATGACCCACCGATAGCTGCCGAAGACTTCGTTGCCGAGGACGAACGGCAGCGTCGTGTGATTATCGACATACCCCTTCAGGATCTCGCGCTGCTCGCTTGGAGCCACGCCAAGGTACGCCGAAAGTTCAATATCGAACGTGATGGTGTCGGCATCCGTGCCCGTAAACTCGGCCAGAGCCTTGCCTCCGGCACGTTGGTGGGTGGTGTATCTGGCAGACACGCTCTGCGCCATGTCCTTGATGGTTTTGACGTAGCCATCGAACACGGCAAAGATAATGCCTCCAAGGCATCCAACAATCACGGATAAATCCCTCCCAACACGAAGCCGTCAGCGTTGAAGCACGGCAGGTACAGGCAGATCACGATGTCATCAATGGCGGGCACCCACCACACCACATGGGATTTATGCTGGTGGTTTGTGGAGTTGTCCGCGCCCGTGACCTTTTCCTCCTCATCCCAAATCTGGCGGGTGCCGTTCTGGGTGTTGAGGATTTTCAGTGGATACGGAGCCGGGTGCGTAAACTGGTGATCGTGCAGCCCCGCCTCCTCGGTGTATACGATAGCCTTGTAGTGCTGCATCACAGGCAGCCAGCCAGATGTAATCCCGGTGTCCTCGAACTTCACGCGCACAAGGCGTTTTTTCTTGTTCACATCGGTAACTTTTCCGATGCGAACATCGACGTTCATGTTCATCAGTAACCTCCAAGCGTATGGCGGCCAATGACTTGCGTGGTGTACCCACCAGAGCCAGATACTGTGTGCTTAGACTGCTTCACGATGTACTTCCCGGACCACGGACCGAAGCCCTCCGCATTGAACGTCAGGCCAGCCACCTTGCCGGGGTCGCCCGGATAGGTAAAACTCATCTGACGCTCATACTTGTTGTAGAGCCGGAGTTTCTTTGCAGCCAGTTCTTTCGCCTCTGTCTTGCTCGTGACCGGGGCGTAGACTTCCAGCTGCTGATTGGTCTTGCTCTTGGCATCGTAGTCCTTAACGTAGGCAATGCCCTCGATAGCCTTGCCATCAGGCCCAACGTAAGATACCCGGCATGACGCATACTGTGTTCCAGCCCGACCGAGCGAATGACCATACTTGATATAGCTTTTGTCGTCCAGCACGGTAGTCCACACAGCGTCCTTGCCCTCGTACTCCTGTTGGTCAAAGATGACGATTTTGCCATCGGTGCATTTCAGCGACAGCCCTGCATCATGGCAAAGCTGCTGCAAGAAGTCGATGTCAGAGCAGCGGTACTGCTCGACACGTTTATACTCCGGGTCTTTCTTCGCAAGGAACTGGGACTTCATACCGTTCTTCTGCGCCATTTCGTTGGCAATGCCGGAGAGCTTGTACTTTTCCCAGCCCTTGCTCTGCTTTGTCTGCCGAATCTGGCTCGTGTACGGTAAGCCCACGGCCTTGATGGTGATGACACTGGGCGGCCCGGTGGCCACCACGCCGTCAAACTCAAACACGCCGCAGTCGAGGGCTTCGTCCTTGCCATCGGAGTGCCAGTTGCAGGCGGTGATGGTAGCTCGGATTTTCAGGCTTCCTTCTCCGCTGCCAGAGGATGAACCAGAAGAACTGCCGCCAGATTTGCCGGAGATCTCACTGGCATCCACCCAGCCGTAGACACGGGATGTGCCATCGGTGTGGATGACGTGGTATGGATGCAGCGCACCCTGTTTGATGATGGTGATCTTGGCAGGTCCAGCCTTGGGATTTCCATTTGCCTTTTTGTTCGTGGATGCCTTATAGTGCGGACCGCCAAGGAACTGCACCACATCGCCGACCTTATAGCCGTCGGAAGATGCAGCCGATACATCGCCGTCTATCATCTTCTGGAGCCAGCTCTCCATCCAGATACCATCACGATCTTGCAGTTTGATTTGCAAGTCGTCGGAGGCATCCTCCTCGTTGTCGATGAACGACAGCGAGAGCAGGTATGGCATAATGCTGCTGGTGATATCAGTTCCGTTGAACTCGACAGTACATTCGGCGTGTCTGGCGGTGTTTTCATCACTCATGTGACCACCTTCTTCCACGGCGGCAAGGTCGAGCTGGTCTTTGTCTCAATGTCCGGGAGCGTCAAAACGATTCCGGCCGGAAAAACAAAGTAGCCGAGATATTGCGAGTTTGCCTCCATCAGACGGGGCGCAAGGGCGCAGCTGCCGAGCTGCGTGTATGCCACGCTGTCCCAGCGGTCGCCCTGCACGGTGGTGTAGGTTTTGCTCATGCGTAACCCCTCCTGAAATTATCGGTGTCGTTGTCGCTCACGATTTCCAGCACAGCTTCCCGGAGGTCGTCATTCTGGGCGTTCAGGACGCTTCGCAGTTCATCCGTATCTCGCATACCGTAGATGTGGTAAACAGGCGCAACGGTGATAGGAGCCGCGCTGCTGGTGTTGGAGCCGCCAGATGCAGAGCCGCCGGGCAGCTGCACTTCCGTAACGGAGCGGGTTTCGCCGCCGTTGAAGTAGACCGAATTGCCGCCATTGACAGTTTCTACATATCGGTTGTACTCTTCACGCAGAGTCTGGGCTTCCTGCTCCTCACGGATGGCATCCCGGACGGCAGACAGGTCAATCGCATTTGTGCTGGTGATCTGTTCCAGCTGCCGCGCCTCGTTGAACGCTGCGCGGGTCTCCGGCGCGGTCAGCACGGTTTCGCCGCCGTTGAAGTAGACCAGCTCCGGGCCGTTCTCGCCAACGATGGCAAAGCCCGGCGCAGCGGATTCCGTGCCGACTGCATAGCCGGGGATGTTTCCGTTCTTCTGGTCGATGTTGTAACGCTTATTCGCCCCGGCCAGCGCATCAGAGGCAGCGTTCGCCACCTTTTCGTATGCCTCCTTGACACGAGGCATCATGCCCTCTGCGCCATCGATAAAGCCCTGAACGGTGGACTGTGCGCTCTTCATGGCCTCGTCGTTCAAGTCCATGTCGGCCACACTGTCGGCTACGTTCTGCGCGATCTCGTCCATGGCATTGCTCATGCCGGTTTCAAGGTCGGCCATGCTCTCGCTGGTGGTTTTCTGCGCCTCCTGCAAGGAGCGGTAATTCTCGACCATCTTTGCGAGGTCGGAATCTGATGCAGCAGCCATGCCGGCGATAGCGTTCACGGAATCCTTGCTGCCGTCGGCAAAGCTGGCGATAACGTCGCTTAAACCGTCAATATCGGCAGCGCGTTCGGTTAGGCTTTCGAGGTTCTGGTTGTAGTTGTCCCAGTAGGTGATCTGGCTTTCCAGCGCGGAGTTGATGCTGGATGCAGAGGTGGCGACGACCTTCTCAGCGGTATCCCACAGGTCGTACTGCTTGCTGATGCTGTCATAGGCCGCATTGTAAGCGTCCGTGTATGCCGAAACGAGTTCCTGAATCTCCGCCTCGGCACTGTTGATAACATCGGTGACGGCCTGCTCCTGTGCAGCCACATCGTTTGCGCTGTTGGCGGCATCCTGCTGCGCTGCGTTCAGGGAATCGACTGCATCCTTGGCTTCTTGATACTCGGCCTCAGCTGCATCGATGGCCTCTTGATCCTTCTCCACGGCCTCGGTGTAGTTTTCGACTTCATGCTGGGCAGTGGCGAGGTCTTCCGAGTAGCCCATGTACTCGGTGCGCAGCTGCTGCACATCCTCGCCCATGGAACGCCAAGGAATATCCTGAACTGTGCCATAAGTGGACTTGAATTGTTCGTCCGTCATGCCGAGCGTGGAAAGCAACTTGCTGTAGGTTGCGTCCATGCCGGAATTGGTTTTTTTGACCTTTGCCTGTGCAGCAGCCAGCTTCGCTTCATTCGCCGCACTTTCGACCAGCACATCGTTGTACTGCTCGTAGATTCCGTTCAGGTACTCTTGCCGAGCCTGCGCTTTTACATCGTCCGCATAAGCATTCGCGTGCTGGCGCAGAGCTTCTGTGCCGCCCTTGATGGAATCCGTTTCAAGGTCAATATCATCAGCCAGACTGGGCATCAGCGCAGACAGACGGGCAAGGGTATCGTGATACTCAGCGTTCCCGGCAGTATTGCCGTTGGTGGCAGCTTCGATGGCCTCCAACTTGCTGATGTACTGGTCCGCGACACTGGCAGTGGCTTCCATGTTAGACAGCGTGGAATGGTAGGTGTCGCTGACCTCGTCCATGCTACTGCCCATATCGCGGGCTGCGCTGGTCAGTTCTCGCACATGCGGGACACCATCGTCTGCTGCGCCGGAAATTCCACCGATTACGGCAGCGAGAGCCGTTCCTGCAACGACAACGCCCGCAAGAACAGGAGCCGTCACTCCAAGGGATGCAGAGAACAGGCCCATAGCTGCGCTGCCAATTTTTATTGCCGCAGATGCGGCAGTCATAACGCCAAGGAGCCCTCCAAGAGCGACAGTTCCGGCCGCAACCGCCTTGACTACACCGGGATGTTCCTCAACGAAGCCCTGCATCCAGCCCAGAACTTTAGCCCCGACATCGTACAGCTTGGACAAAGTCGGGGTCAAATCCTCGCCGATGGCGATTTTTAGGCCGTCAGCGGCAGACTGCATCAGAACCAGCCTGCCGTTCATGTTGTCGAGCATGGTGCCCGCCATCTTGTCGGCAGACCCGGCGCAGTTGATCAAGGCTGCGGTGTAGTCTGAGAACGACTGCCCGCCCTCGGCGGCGGCCTCACTGCACCCGGCCATGATGGTTTGCAGCTTGGAATACTGGTTCGTGCCAGCGATGGTCTTGGCAAGGTCGGCCTGCTTTTGGTCGGTCAGGTCGCCCCAAACCCCGGCAATCCCTGTAAGGATGCTGGACAGGGACTGCATATTGCCCTGTGCATCGTAGATGTTCACGCCGTAGTTCGCCAGCTCGTCACCGCACTTTTTCGTGTTGGTGGCAAGGCGAGTGAAGATGGCGTTCAGGGCTGTGCCAGCCTCGCCGCCCTTAACGCCGGCATTGGCCATGGTAGCCAGAACTGCGGTTGTCTCCTCGACAGAGTAGCCAAGGGAGGTGGCGGTAGACGCACACGCCTTGTATGCCTCGCCAAGCTGGATCACGTCCGTGTTGGAGTGAGCCATAGCGTAGGCCATCACATCGACAAAGTGAGTGGTGTCAGAGGCTTTCAGACCAAAGGCGGTCAGATAGTCGGTGACAATATCCGATGCCTGCGCCAGGTCCATGTTGGCGGCAGCAGCCAAATTCAGCACCGGGCTGATGCCCTCCAGCATAGACTGGGTGTTCCAGCCGGCCAGAGCCATGTAAGACAGAGCGTCCGCAGATTCACCGGCGGTGAACTTGGTGGTTGCGCCCATCTCCTTGGCCTTGTCGGACAGAGATTCCAGTTCATCGCCGGATGCGCCGGACAGGGCTTCGACGTTGCTCATGGATGCTTCAAAATCACCTGCGGTGTTGATGCAGTCCATGTATGCGTCTTTGATTTCGTCAAGGGCTTTTGCGATGCCCGCCGTGGCAAGCACAGATTCAACAGCATCGATGGCTTCAACTGACTTCTTTCCGAAGTCGGTTGCGCCCTCTGCAGCCTCGTCCATGGTCTTTTTGAGGTCAATCTGCTGGTCTTTCAGCTTATCGACCTCGGTTTCCAGCCGAGTGGTTTCTGCTGTCAGCTGTGTAGTGTCCACACCAGCTTCCCGCAGGGTGGTCCCGGTGGCAGCCAACCGCTGTTCATAGGTGTGCAGGGAGGTCGTAGTCTTGTCGATCTGCGCCTGCTTGGAAATCAGCTTGTTGTCCAGCGCAGAGGAATAGCCCTCGGTCTCCTGAATCTCTTTCTGGATGTTGTCGTACTGCTGCTGCAATACGGCAAGCCGCTGCTTGGTGGAATCAACAGCCTGCTGTTGCTTCTGGTACGCAGTTATGTCGGACTGTACCTTGTTCAGCTGCTGGATTCTGTTCTGTGTTTCCACAAGAGCCGACTGTGCAGCCTTGAAGGTGCTGGAGAAGTTGCTGTTCTGTTTGGCGGACAGGTTGAACAGCAACTCCCATTCTTTTCGAGCCACTACTTCGCCTTTCTCGCCTTTTCGCGCTCGGCAACAATGGCATTGTTGGTATCAATCCATTGCCGCAGTTGATACAGAGGCATTGCAAGCCAGTATGGTGCAGGGGTGTTGTTGCCCTGCGCCATCAGAAGGGCTTGCCGCCGCAGCCACTCTCCACCATCATCAGTTACACATCCGACAGCATCAAAAAATTTCTTGCTTTGGTGCGGATGGTGTTGTAGTCCCGGATGCTCATGGCACTGATGACATCCACGCCGATGGGCTCCGTGCAAGCACGGCAGGCCATCCGAATCAGATAGCCCGCACTCATACTCGGCACGATGACGGGCTGGCGCAGAGCCGACATCTCGTTCTCGATGGCAATGCTGTCATTGCCAGTCAGCTTGCCCCAGTCGAACGTCAGGGTGTCGTACTTCTTGCCCTCGTACTCAAGCGGCTGAATGAGCTTGTGGACGTACACATAAGGGTCGGCGGCGGCTTTATTTGCAGCGGCGATGGCTGCATCGTACTCCTTATCGCTGATGGTGGTGTTCATAGCGGCTGCTCCTTTCGCAGTTAAAAAATAGGCCGGAGCCGCAAAATGCAGCCCCGGCATAACGATTGGCTCTGATTACTTGCCCAGCGCCTTGCGGACAGCTGCCAGATAATCCGTGCCGTTGATGTAGCAAATGAAGTTCAGCGGATCCAGTTCACGCACCTTCTTGCCATCGAGATAAGTTGCCCAGTAGCGGACAGCGTACTCGCCGGAGCCGTTGGCGGGAGTCGCCGGAGCGATAGTGCCGCCCTTGGTGGACTTCGGAATAACGACAAGAACGTGCTTTTCAGAACGAGCATCAATAGTGCCATTGATGGGATCCTCATACTGAACAGGAACACGCAGATCAATCTGGTGGCGGCGAATCTCGGACAGCTTGATGGACTGTGCCGTAGTGGTGCGAAATTCCAGACCAAGGGTCATTGCTTCGAGATGACCCAAAATAACGGCATCAATGTTGCCGCCGATGCCGGCGCCGGAGATAGGCTGCGTCAGAAAAGTCACATCAGGAAGTGTAGCTTTTGCCATTCCCGCATACTCAATGCTGTCTTCGTAGACAGCAAAATTGATAATGCTCTGATCGATTGCCATAGTAGTACCTCCTCTTTAGGACTGGAGTGCGCTGGTCACATAGTCAGCGTCATACTCCAGCACGAAGTCAATTTCCTGCGCCGGAGAGGGCGGGGTCATGTAGACGTGCAACTTGATTTTACCCGCCATCAGGCTGGTCAGGGGGTTCTCGCTTTCCAGCATCTCCACGCGGGCGCCCAGCAGGTAGCCTGCGCCAACCAGACCATTCAGCCAAACGTTTGCGCTGTCCAAAATGGTGTCAATCAGGCGGCGGTTCATCGGCTTGTCCAGCTTAGACCAGAAAGTCTTGATGAGCGTATTGGAAACATAGTCGAACATCCGGCTGATGGGGATGAAGTAGTCCTTCACATCAGTGGACTTGGGGTAGCAGCCAGTGTGGTTGCCCCATGCGGTCCAGCTGCCCATGAAGTTCAGGAACGTGCATATGCCAGCGGCATCGACCACGTTTGCCTGATTGTAGGTCAGGTTGATGGCTGCACCGTCATCGTCGCACAGACCGTCGATGTGGACGGTCTTGTTGGAAGGGCTCTCGTAGGGGATGCCGCCATTTTTGGTGTCGGTCTCCGCAAGGCAGCCCGCCATGATGGTAGAGCCGTGGAACTTCAGATCGCCCAGAGTGCCGTTAGGCCAGCACAGAATGGACTTCTGGTCGTAAGTGCCAGCGTTCTTGGCCTGCACTGCGGCAGTATAGGTCTTTGCGGAAATATCCACCAGAGCCTTGCCAGAGAACATACCGTTGATGGAGCCCGCCTTTGCAGCCAGCGCAGCAGCAACGGTAGCCTCCTTGGAGAAGCCGGGTGCCATAATCAGGTCAGGCACAATGCCGAACATCGTCAGGCAAGCCTCGACCTGCTCCACGGCAGCTGCCACAGCCTCGGCCTCAGCGTTTTCCGCGAGCGGCAGGAAAATGACCGGCTGGCAAGCGCACAGCTTGAAGTGATAGTACATCACCTCGCAAACGGTGAACTTTGCCCAGTCGTTGTCATAGCCCAACTGTTCCTCCGCTTCGGTGTAGCTGGTGCACAGCACAGGGGTGCCAGCGGTTGCAGCGGTGCCAGTTGCCTTGGACAGCGGTGCAGTACCGATGACAAAGGGGATGCCGCAGGTTGCGGCGTTCGGGGTCGCCACGGCGGTGTCGGCGCGGCTGACGTTAATACCATGATCTGCCATAGTATGTAATCCTCCTTACTTGGATTTGGCGAGCATCCGGGCATACGCAAGGATGGCCTCGCCGCGTGCTTTTGCCTTTTCAGGCGTGGTGTTCAGTTCGGCCACATCGATGATGAAGTCGGCCACGCCGGGATATTTCTCGGTGGCAATCTTCACATCGTCACGGTTCACAGCCTCCGCAGCAGCGCAGGGGTAAATCGTGTTCTTCTGGATATAGCCCAGAATAGACGGACCGACGTAAATGGAAACGCCGGGCTTGCTCTGCGCAGGCTCGGCGTTCACGGTGGTTTCGGCGGGCTGTTCCGCCGCGGTCTTTTTTACCGCCATAATTTAATATCCTCCGTTTGCTGCACGGTCGGCAGCTTCCAGTGGGTAATCATCTCTCCGGCATAATACGGCTTGGTTTCCTCATCGTAAGGAACGCTTTCCAGTTTATGACCGGGAGACAGGACGAGCGTAAACTGGTACCGGTGCTTTCCATCAGTGCCAGTGCCGCCTACCTTGCGGACTTTGAGCAATTCCACGCGAAACCGCTCCATCATGTTCAGGAGAGCGAGGTCGCCCTCCTGTTCATCCGGGTTGTAGCAGCAAAAGATAGAGCGCACAGAAACCACTGTGCGCTCCTCGCTGCCGGGCTGCTGCTCCGTTTCCAGCGGAATGACCCGATGGATGATGTACGGAGCTTTCTTCTTGGCTGAACGGCTGTCGGGCAGCCGCATCAGGTAGACTTCCGGGGCACGGTAGGCCTGTTCGGTATCGCCCTGCTGCATAGCCACCGGGAGAATCATGTCGGCCATGATTTTCTCGGTAAACGCTTTCAGCTGCTCAAGCAAAACAACACTGGTCATATCAGACACCCCATCCGTTCAAAATTCGCGTGATTTCATGCTCAATGCGCTCCTCGTAAGTGGATGCCATTTTCTCCTCGATGGAGTCCATGACATTCTCGTTGGAGTACATCATCTGCGGGGTGGCAGGGCCGAACAGTTCCTTGACCGGGAACCGTTTTTCTCCTTGCCGCTCATAGATGCCATAGTGAGAACCCATCTTCGCCTCGAAAGCGTGATCCAGTGCCTGTCTTGCGCCGGACTTCTTCACGCGAGTTACCACGCGGCCGCTGCGATCCACCTTGGTATCGAAAACTCTAAGTGGGATGACGCTGCCACGGTAGCCGAAGTTGATAGAAACCTCGCCATTGCTGCCCCGCTGGATGTTGTTGATATTCTTTGTGCGGTTGGAAAATTCGCTGCTGCTGATGGCATACTCCTGCGTGACTGCCCGTTTCGCCACCGTTTTTCCGGCGGCAGCGGCGCGAGCCAGCGCAGATCCTACAGCACGATTGGCACCTCCGGGAATTCCGGCGAGGAGGGCAGACACCCGGTCAAATCCTTCCTCTGCAATGTCAACGGTGATGCCAGCAGCTACGCTGTGCATCATGGTGTCCGTTGTCACATCACTCATTCGTCAATCGCCTCCAGTTCCACCCGCAGCATCCCCATCTCGCAGACAGAGGATGCCACATAGTAGTTTCGGACGAATCCATCCTCGTCGATGCCCAGCTTGCAATCCTTCTCAGGCTGCTTTCCGCCGAGGGCTGCAATATCGCAGTGCAGCACCCGGCTGACCCGGTACAGACCCTGCGCATGGTCGCTGATGGCCTGGCGTACACGCTCCTTTTCAGAGAGGCCTGTCAGAACCAGAGGAACGTCAGGGTATTCCTCTCCATCATAGTAGACCGTGTGCGTTTCGGCGAACTCATCCAGATTCAGAAAGACGCTGTTCAGGTCTTCCTGCACAGCGTCTTTAAAGGCACTCACGCCATGGGCATCGCAGCTGCCAGTTCAGGACCATCGGTGCACTCGTCACCGGGCACAACGTCCTCGGCGCAGATAGCCTGAATGAGTGCGTCCTTTGTCTTGAGCTGCTTGGTGTCGATGCCCATATCTGCGGCCAGCTTTTTCAGATTGGCAACAGTCATGTCGTGCAGCTGGTCGGGGTCGAGGTGTGCCGCCTCAGAGCCGCCCTGCGAGGCTTCGGCTGCGGGGGTGTCGTTACCTTCCGCAGTTGCCGGAACGTCCGCAGGGGCGGTTTCCGGGACGGTGGGCGCAGAAAACGCGCATTTCGCCACACCCAGCCCGATAAGGCGGGCTGCTTCGGCATCGCTGACCTCACACCGCTCGCCGCGCGAAACAGTGTGAATACCTGTCTTGGTGGGGCAGCCGTAGCCGCCGCAAAGAATTTCAACAATCATCGGTGTACTCCTTTCAGGCCGGGCTTAACCGACCACGTTCTTGGCACGAATCCAAGGGATATAGTTCTTGGGCGCAGCCAGCGGGCGGGTCTTCAGGCTCATCTTACGCACATCGTTCTCCTGATCGATGCTGAACTTGGGAACGCGGCGGGCGGCGATGGTGGAGTGCTTGGTATCGCCGTAGTTGATCTGAGTGATAGCACCATACATCAGGTGACCGCAGGCCGGAGCCGTAATCAGCGCATCGGTCTTCGGGAAGTAACGCTGCTCTGCGTTGGCGGTGTCGACGTAGGTTTCATCCACGGAGATGAGGTTCAGCTTATAGCCGCGGAAGTTGAGGGTGCCGCCGTAGGTAACGCCATCGTATGCGCTCAGTTCCTGCTCGATTTTGCCGACGATGATGCCGGAGTTCTTATCCAGCAGACGCTGAACCTTTTCCATGTTCAGGACGGCATCGTACACATCGGCACCCAGCAGCAGGTCAACGGCGCGCAGGCCGCGCTTGGACAGCAGACGGCACATGGCAGGAACATCGCCGAAGAAGTCGCCGGTATCCTCAGACCACTTGTGTGCCACAGTGTACAGGTGGTCATTCTCGTGGCCGGGGTTGTAGAACTTCACAACCTTGGCCTCGCCCTTGGTCTGGTTGTCGATCATCTCCTGCATGGTGCAGCCGTTCTCCAGCATGGTCTGTGCGCACATCCACTCCTCGGTGCGGATGATGCGGTTGTCCATGTCCACGAGGTCGTTCTGAACCAGCCTTGCGGCACGCTGGGCGGGAGAACTGTTGGCGTAGATGGCCTCGCCGAAGCCGCGCTTGGTCAGGTCATCGGCGGACAGTTCGCGGCTCACGCCGATAGCAGCAGGCTCGAACTCGTGGATCTCGTAGCCCATGCGCTCCATCGGGATTGCACCGACACGAGGACCAACGAACGCGGCCATCTTGCGGTCACCATCCATGTACTCGGTCAGAACCTTGTCGGAGTTGAAGATATCACCGTCATCGGTGCCGAAGTAGCGGTCGCGGAAGAAGGTCTGTCTGGGAACGGCGCGCCGCTGCACAGCCATCAGGGTGTAGGTATCGAAAAAATTCAGTTCAGCAGGCATTGTTATATCCTCCTCACAGTGCAGGTGCAGCGGCCTTGAAGATGATGCCACCGTTGCGCAGGGCATCCTTGTCGGCCTCGGTCATAGTGTAGCTGTCGGCCACGGTAACCTTGTTGGAGTTGAAGCAGCCCATCAGGTACACCGGGGCGGTCACATCGTCAGCAGTGCCAACGTCCACATCGTCACACAGGATGCAGTAAGCGGTAAGCACCTCATTACTGGCAGCAGCGGTGCCCAGCACGACCAGCTTGTTATCGCCAGCAGTGCCGCCAGACTTTGCCAGAATGGTGCCGCGCTTGATGGTGCCAGCAGTGCCCAGCTTGCGGATGGTGCCGCCGCTGACAACCAGCTTGGGGTTGATGTCGGCAATCAGGCCGTCATACTCCATGGTGCCGAGAGATTTGCTCAGTTCGCTCATAGTTGTGTTCCTCCTTACTTCTTATCGTCGTCCAGCAGTTCAGCGACGGCTGCTTCGGCAGCAGCCATGCGCTCTGCCTGCGTCTTGGGCACGTTACCCTTTGCATCAGGCAGGGATTCCGGGGCACCGGATGCAGACGCGCCCGGAACAGCCTCCACACTCTGTGCGCCAGAAGCAGCATTGTCCGCTGCCAGATTCTTCAGGAACTCGTGCCCCTGCGCGGCAGCAGCCTTGGCGGCGCGGAATGCCAGTTCGCGAGCATCGCAAGCGGTCTCTCCGTACTTAGCCTCCTGCACCAGAGCGGGGTCAAACAGGTTTGCTACCGAATCGATTTCGGCCAGACGGTTGCGCTCCGCGCTCACGGCTGCGTCAACTGCGGCCTGCTGGTTTTCCGCTGCAGGGGTTGCAGTGGTGGGATTTGCATTGTTTGCCATAGTGGATTGTCCTCCTTCGTTGGGCTGGGCGGCGGGTGCCGCCGGTGTATTTGCAGCAGCGGCAGCAGGTGCAGCCGCTTTAGCCATAGGGATGTTGTCGGGCAGCTTTACGCCGGGCATCAGGCGCAGGGCGTGACCCTTTGCGTAGATGGTCTGGCGGTCTGCGCTTGCGGAAATTGCCACGGGCTCGGCATCGTCCAGCAGCTCATTGGCAAAGCCTTTTTCGATGGCCTCCTTGCCCGTCATATAGGTGGTGTCGCCCATCATGTGCAGCAGCACGGTTTCAGACAGGCCAGTCTTCCGCTTGTAGATGGCGACTTGGCTCTTATCCCATGCATCATTGGCTTCCGCGGCCTTGCGAAGCTCGTCAGCATTGAGCGCGCCTCGAATGGGAGTCCAGCACTTGTGAATCATCACAAGGCTGGAAGGATTCACCTTTACCGTATCGCAGGCACACATGATAAGACTGCCGCCAGACATGGCCACGCCGTCCACAATGCAGGTCAGCTTCGTGCCCTTGGCGGCCAGTTCACGCAGCCTGTTGTGAATCAGGATGGAAACGCCCGCATCGCCGCCCAGACTGTCCATGCGGATGATGATCTGCGGGCAGTTTTCGACCTGCTGCAAGTCCGACAGGAACTCGCTCTCGATGATGTACTGTCCCGGAATCGGCTCGTCAGTCCACCAGTCGATGGGCTGCGTTTCCACGATTTCGCCGTACATGGTAATGTCGGCGGTCTGGCCGTCGGTGCTGGCCATTGCATAACAAGGCCGCAGGATGTTCACCTGCAGTGCATTATTCGGTTTGGGCATTTTGCTTACCTCCTTGTGTCGTAATGCTGGCTGTGGTCTCGATTACGCCCTCGCTGCCAGCGGCTTTCAGCAGCTCATTTTCACGAGCCAGCTGTTCAGCGTTTTCTTCCCAGTCGCCACCGCCCATCTCGCGGGTGACCTGCTCATGGGTGCGGAAACCGTGGTGAGTCTGGAGGATTGCTGCCTCGACCTCTTTCTGCGGGTCAAGACTACCCTGAACAGGGCCAATCCAGCGGGCACCGCACCACGCTGCACGGAGCAACGGGTCATCAAAAAAGCCCGGAGCGATTACTCGCCCGCGGGCTACGGCCTCCGCCAGCCAGATTTCATACGCAGGCTGGCAGAAGCTGTCCACCAACCATGTGCGGCGCATCTTGAACGCCTCCCACGCCTCCAGCAGGGCGGCGCGGCTTGCCGAATAGCTGGCGTTGAACTCTTTCAGCAGCAGTTCGTACGGCATCTCAATGGCGCCGCCCATCAGCTTACACAACGTTTTGACGAACGTATCGAAGCCAGCGGTCGGAACATTCGGGCTTCCGAACCTGATGTCCTCGTCTTTGTTGAGGTGGAACACCTGACCAGGGCTCATCTCGTACTCGTTCTCGCTATGGCTGGCATTGTCGGTCTGCGGGTTGTCAACAGGAACGCCGCCGAGGTCGCCACCACCCACTTCGTTGAACGGAATTGCACTCTTGGGCGTTTGCGACACAATCCACGCTGTGAAGTAGCTCTGGACCAGTGCTGCAATCAGTTCCGATTCGGTGTATCTGCGCAGCTGGAGCAGCGGTTCGATGATGGGCGCAATGAGCGGAACGCCGCGGTACTGGTCCGGGCGTTCCGATTCCATGATGTGCAGGATCTGGGGCAGCCCGGTTTTATCGCCAACCACTTCCACCCGCTGCCATGTGGTTGTATCGTTCTTCCACTCGTGCGGGTAGGTGTTGCGCACCCAGTAGGCCACGATTGCGCCGCTGCTGTCCACTTCCACGCCGTCATAGATTTTATTGCCGTTGCTGGGGTTCTTGCCCTCGGTGTAGCCCAGGCCATCCAGCAGACCGCCGAACTTGTCCGGGGTGGACACTCGGTCGGCCTCAACAAGATGAAGCCGCAGACCATAGGGATGCAGCTTGTCCGGGTTGCGAATTTTCACCACGGCGAACACATCGCCGCTCATGAGCCAGCTTTTCAACGTCAACTGCTGCAAGCTGTAGAAGTTGTTCAGCCCCATGGCATCGCAGCTGCGACGGTTCTCTGCCCAAAGCCGGAACTCTACCTCGGTCTTGGTCTGCCATTCTTTGGCTGCCTCCGGGGAAAGCCCCAGCACATCCCTGTCAACAGTAGCTTTCAGGGTCAGGCCAGTGCCGACCACCTTTGTGCGGTTGGTGTTGATGGCACTCGTGGCAATCGGTGCGCTCATGTAGAGCATCCGGCTGCGCTGCCGCAGGGTGTCGGCGTTGTCGTGTATATCGCTGCTCGGCGAGTTGCTGTTGGGGAAGAATGCCCGCAGCGCGCGCCGCTTGTGGGATGCGCCCGCTTCGCTGTATCCGCTGGCTTGCGGTGCAGCAGTGACGCGGTATCTGACGCTCAAAAGTAATCGCCTCCGTAAATTTCAAACTAAGCGGGCTGGCTGGGGAAAGGAGTAAAAAGCAGCCAGCCCGCGGCAAAAGCCCAGATGGGCTGTTACCCTAAAAAATTACCAATCGCGCGGAATAACGGCAAATGCCTTGCGGGCACTCTGACCGTTCAGCAGCGCAGTCAGTTCATCGACTTTTTCCTCGGCATCCTTGATTTCATCGCTCAATTTGCCGAGGTCGAGGCGTGTAAGTTCCCGGTCATCAAGACGGTAGCTTTTCACGCCGCCGGAAAGCAGCTTGTTGTAGGCCAAATATAGGTTGTCAAGCCGCTGCGTGTGGAACTCCAGCCGCTTTTTGATGGTCACGGTATCCATACCTCATACCTCACCAGTCATCTAAAAGTTTCTCCCGCTTCCTGCCGGTTGGCTGGGAGCGGGAGATGGGTTGTTGAATATTTACCGCTGCCGGGGTATCGACTGCCTTGCCACGCAGCTGTTTCAGCCTGCGGTCAATGGCATCGAGGTCTTTCGGCAGCACCTTGAAAGCCGCCAGAGCGTAGTTTCTACAGTCCAACGGCTCGTTGCGCTCATGGCCGGAGATTTTCTCCCACTGCCACGGATTGCGGTGGCCATCCTTGTAAACTAAATGCTCAGACAGCAGGCCGTTGAAATAGCCGAGGCCGTAATCGTCCCGGCGCGGGAAGTGGCAGTACCGGGCACCCGGCTCCTGCACTTTCAAATCGTCCATGATGATTTGCTTGCCGGAGTCAACGCCCAACTGGTACTGCCAGCACATCCCGATGTAGCGGTTCTGCACCGTGATTTTTTGCTGCTTCGGAGGGCTGGTAAACGGCCTATCAGAGCCAGGAAAACCCTTGATGCAGAAAACCTTTTTACCTATGCGGTCATGGCACCGCTGGCGTATTTCCTGGGTGAAATGACCGCCCTCGTCCACAAATTTGATGGACACAGGCAGTTCCACGCCATCAGCAAATTTCAGCTTGCGGTCAAACACCAGTTCGTCCAGCTGCTGCCAGACTTCATCGCTGTCAGGTCTGCCGCTGACGATGCCCTTTTCGATGCCCCATGTTTCCCCGAAGTGGCCGAAGCCCACGATCTCGTACTCCATGCGGTCATCCTGCGTGTCAACGCCAGCAGTCAGCACCAGAACACCCTCCGGCAGTTCTGCGGGATATTCCTCCCTGCGGCCCAGAATGGTATCCTCGTCCTGCACATCGCCACGGTCTTCCCACAGCAGCCCAAGGCGGGTGTTGTAGACGACCTGCATCTTCTTGGTATCGCCCAAGGCGTTCAGGTATTTCAGCACGGTGTCTTTCCATGCCGCCCATTGGCTGACGAAGCTGTTCAGCCAGAAGCTGCGGATGCCGTTCTCATAGGCTGCCGGATTTTCAGCCTGCCAGTGAGCGGGTGCCCGCTTCATGGTCACCTCGTCCGAAATGCAGCCGCACTCCGGGCAGAGATACCACACATCCTTGACCTTGTAGGTTTTCTCGCCGTGGGTCTCAATGGTGTCGTAATCGTACCGAATATCTTCCCAGCGCAGTTCGTGGAAGCCCTTGCAGTGCGGGCACTGGGATACCCAGCGTTCCATCGTTCCCTTGACGTAGGACTTTGCGATGGCACTGTGGCCCTTGATGGTGGGGGTGCTGACCTCCACCGCCTTCGAATTATAGAACGTGGTCTGTCTGGCCATTGCCAGTTCCCAAGGGTCGCCCTCAGTGCCGGCACTCGCAGCCCAGCGGTCACGTTCATCCCCCAGCACATAGCGGATGGGTTTCGATGCCAGAGCGTGCGCCTCGGTGGAGCCGCACATGGTCAGGATGCCGCCGGGGTAAGACTTCTGCAGAATGGTGTTGCCGCTGTCTCGGCTCTTGCTCTCTGCCACCTTTGCCCGCAGGGTAGGACAGTCTCGTATCATGGGAGCGATACGCAGCTTGCTGTACTCCTTGGCATCAGTCTGAACCGGGTGGATAAAAAGGATAGATCCGGGGTCAACGTCAATCGTTCTGCCGATGACATTGTTTTCAAATTCGCTCTTGCCGACCTGCGAGGACGCTACGACAACGATGTGATGGACGCGAGGGTCAGAGTATGCGTCCATGATTTCCACCAGATAGGGCGTTCTGCTGTTGCGCCAGCGGCCTTGTTCAGCAGATGCTTCCGGGGACAGGACGCGGTTTTGTGCTGCCCACTCGCTGACCGTCACGTTGGGCGGCGGGCGAATAGCTGCCACCAGCTTCGACACCAGAGCATTCAGGCGGTCTACTGCGGCGTTGTCACTCATCCTCGTCACCGCCCAGTTTATCAGTCCACGACCGGCGTTCCCGGACGCGAGCCTCATACTTGGCCGGGTCATAGCGGAACAGAGCGATTTCCTCCGCAATCTGATTGACCTCGCCGCGCATATACTCTGCAACCTCAGCAGGGTCAGATAGAGCAGCAGCATTGATGGCCACCCGGCTGGGCAACGCCATCAGCGCACCCCGGATGGTGTAGATAAGTTCGGCGGTCATGGCAGCAACGTCCTCGCTGCGGTGCATCTGCCCAGACAGTTCCTTGGCTTCTGCCTGTGCGATTTTGGCCTTGCTGGTCTTGAGCGTGGCCTCAGCCTTGGCCTTGACCCGCTCAATCTTCTTGGCCTCCTCCGCTTCTTCCTTGGTCAGCCCGCCACGGGAGATGCTGCCGATGTAGGCTTGCACGGCATCAGACAAGACGAACTTTCCCCGGCTGACGGTGGTAAGCACACCATCCTGTGTCAGCTGCTGCACTCTGCGGCCTGTGATTCCCAGTATCAGAGCCAGTTCGGTGGTGGTCACGTTTCTGTCAGCAAGTCTTTCTTTTGTAGGCATCCAGAAACCACCTCCTTTTCTGGTAAAACTATCTGGAAAATTCCTTGAAATTCGTTATACAAAGCGTAACGAAATGGCTGATTTTTCCCTTACTAACTAGCATGATTTCGGGGTCGACGAGCCCGCTCATGGTAGGGCACCCCCGTCACAGTACCTTTTCAGCACCGAACGGCTGCTCCTGCCCGCTGTCGGGCGGGTGGAGCGCAGCTTCAACCATTGCAGGGTCATACACGAAGGTGAACTCCATGTCCTGCACAGGTACAGGCTTATTAACGTAGATGTCTACGACAGGCATTGTGATACGCTCCTCTCTCAAATGCTACGGATGACCTTGGCCTTGGAGTATGTCGGGTGGTCTTTGGTCATCATGTTCAGGAACTCGTCTTTGGTGAAGCCGGACAGACGGAAGATTTCTTCAGGCTTCATGCCCAGCTGCTTGCCGATCTCGTCCACGGTCTTGCCCTCGTCCATGAGCTTCTTCACGATGGCTTTCATGGGGTCGAGCAGGTGTGTGCCGCGGGCGCGGTTGTGGGTGATTGTGCCGTATACGTCGGCACTCTCGTCACCGTGATGGTCTACGACTACGACAGGCACCTTGCCGCCCAGCAGGGACAGCAGCGGTTCACGGCCTGATACTGTCCAGCGGTGGAATCCGTCAATGATGGTTCCGTCCGGGCGTACCACGATGGGCAGCGTCCAGCCGTTGGTCAGGATGGACTGCACCAGCAGCTTCAGGTTCTCCTCACTGACCTTGTTGGGGTTGTAGTCGTTGGCGTGGATGGTGTTACGGTCTACCCACTGGAGGGATGCCAGCGGTGCGAATACGTCAATGCTTTCCATGGTTCTGCTCCTCCTTGATGCGGGCGTTGTGGTCGTTGTAGATAGTGGTCCAGAGGATGCGTAGGATACGCATCTTGGGATCTCCGTACAGCAGCCCCTCGTACATGGTCTTGTAGTGCTTCTGTTCAGCGATACCATAGGTCTTTATGAACAGGCCTCGCCAGTGGTCGATGTGGGATAAGGTGTCCTTGGCGATGGTGTACCGCTCCGGGTGGAGGAACAGCAGGTCTTTGCAGAGGGCTTTATAATCCTTCTGTTCGGTATCTGCTTCCAGCTCACGCCGCTTGCGGGTGCTGCGCCGGAACATCTCGGAATCCCAGTAAAGCAGAACGAGGTAGGCGTTTGGCTCTCGCCGCTGGATACGCTCCCACAGGTCGTTGTCGGTTTCTGCAACCCACCGTAGGCCTTGTGTGCTGGTATCTCCAAAGAAAGCACAAAGCCGGAGTGCATTTTTATGCACACCAGCTTCGTACAAACGCATATAGATTTCAGGGAATTCAAGGTTTCGCTCTTTGATGTACAGCCAAACATCGGAATCGGCCCAATCGTAGATGGGATAGAACTTGCCGCCTTTTGTGATACGTTCCATCTTGGTGTTGGCGATGCACTTAAAGCGGGTCAGACTTTCTGCCGTGCGCAGGCCGACCAGCTGAATGCCGTCGCGGAACGCCTTTTCGCAGAACGTCTGGTAGTTCATCTCTCCGGGGTGGTGCAGGTATGGGCTGTACCTGATGGCAAAATCAGGCGGGGTGCGCATCCACACATCTTCTTTGCCCGGCTCCCATGTTATCCACGATTCCGACGCAGAAAGGTGGTCTATCACGCATACCTGCTTGAACGGCAAGCAAAACCATAAGAATTTTGCGCCGACCGACAGGAAGTTGCGCCGCCAGCGGTGCGCTGCATCGACCATGGAGGGGTAAAGCCCTTCTTCGTCAATGAATGTCACCGTCAGCTGCTTGGGGTCGAGTTCGCCGGAGAGAATCATCTCATACACGAGGTTGGCCATGCACAGGCTGTCCTTGCCGGAGGAAAACGACAGATAGATTTTGCAGCCGTTTGCGAACACATTGCGGATACGGATTTTCGCCGCTTGCAGCACGTTCATGCTGCTTTCCACTACTTTCACAGGCATATCAGTTCACCACACTTCGGGCAACGGATGCACCTGTGCTGCTCCACGCCGCTGTCCGCCTCTGGAGCAGCTGTTTGCGGTTCAGAAGGTGTAGACACCTCCAGCACTGTGGAGGGCTGCTGCGGGGCAGCGGAGACGGTAGGAACAGGCTGCGGGGCGGGAGCCACCGGGTAGGTCGGTGTTTCGGCATACGGAACATGTTCCTCTGCCTGGTGGCGGCTGATGGGTGCGATCTCGTTTTCCGGGAAATCGCCGTAGGAGCTGATTACTTCATCAGCTTCATCCGTGGTGCTGTTCAGCATTTCCAGCAGGTCAGCATCCCAGCCCGGAACGTCCACATCGCCGTCCAGTTCCTTGACCAGCTCTTCGATGGCATCCACATCTGTAAAGCCGAGTTCATAGACCTTGTTGTCGGCCATCATCAGCTTTTTCTTCTGCACATCGGTCAGCCCGACCATCACATAACAGTCGCAGGTTTCCCGACCCATGCGGAGCAGGGCTTCGTACAGACCGTTGCCGGCAATGATTTCGCCATCCTCGGCAACGACCAGCGGCTTCACCTGACCGAACATCTCAATGCTGCGGATGTACTCGGTGATTTGCTTGTCGGAGTGCCGGCGGATGTTGTGGGTAGGCTTATGCAGCTCTGCCAGCTTCTTCACCGTGATGTTCATCGTGCGGCCTCCTTCCTGTCAGAAACGAGGTCCAGAACGATGGAGAACAGGACGGCGGCTACGACAACGTAGATGCGGATCGTGCTCATCAGCTGCCAGATGCCCATAACGCCAAGCGGAATCAGGATCTGCCACGAGGCCACGGTGAGAACGTCCAGTGCGAAGCCAAACTTCTTGCCGAAAACCAGATATTCGCAGTAGAGATAGGTAGACAGCGAGGAAATGGCGATGACCGTAATCAAGATAGCTTTCATTACGTTCAGCACCGGGCTGAAGCGCACCCATGTGAGCAGCGCAGCCAGCACCATGTAGATGCCAAACATCACGCCCGCCAGCACGAAGGCCTTTTTCATGTTGCCGCGCTTGGTTCCGTCCGTATTTTCATCGTTGTACTCAAACAGCGAATAGTAATACGGACAAGCAAATGGGCCAGGCAGCAGAAGTAAGCCGTTGTACACGCCAGCCTTAATACCAGCGGCGTTTACGCCGGGGTCGATGACGGCGAACGTGCCGCCAGTGTACACCAGAGCAGCAGCCACTACTACGGCCAACAGGCCATAAACGACCACCCATGAAAAGCCATCGGACAGCACGTTGCGAATCATGCCATCTTTGAGCAACATAATCAGGAACGTCACGCAGGTGACGTACACGATAATCATGCCGCCCTTGGTTCCAATGGGTGTATCGCCGAAGATCTCGTAGATGCCGCTCATCTGCGTCCACGTCTGAAACAGCGTCAGCAGGCCGATGAAATAGAACATCACCTTGCTCTGCATGATGCGACGGATGGACGGAACACGGTCAGCGAACAGGCCGAATGTGATACACGCCAGAGAATTGAACACCGCCCAGATGATTGCCGGAACTGCGCCGTATCGCAATGCAATGGTACGGAAGTTCATCAGACTGCCCACTCCCGCCCACGATGCGACAATGGAGCAGGCGTAGAAAATAGTGGGGTTTGCCTTGAATTTTGCCTTGATTTTCTGATACATAGAAAAATCTCCTTCTTTGCGGCTGGGCACGGCGAAATGTCCAGCTTGCAGCACCTCGGCTTTTCGGGGTGCTGCGGTGATGCCACGCGCAAAGGAGCAACGTGCGGCCTGGAATCCTCCTTTCAGGCAATAAAATAGCGGCACCCACCGGGAATGGTGAGCACCGCTTGGCTTGATTTGAATTTTGCATCCTAATCATATCACCGGGAGCATCCGTTGTCATCTGAATCCATATCAAAGCGTTGCTGGTCGTTGACTTTCGTTCTTCTTCGTTGCTGGTCGTTCTTGTTTATTGCACGGCATTACACGCCGTGTGAAACCGTCCTACACCGTCCACCACCGTGTGAAACAATCTGCATTGATTTTTGATATTTTCAGTTTGAATTTAACTTTTGGCAGCCAAAATGTAAAACTTATTTCTATATTTGGCCGTATTTTATGAAAATTTGAGGTTGAATTTGAGTTTTCGGGCAAAAATAAAAAGCCCCGCAAATGCAGGGCTTATCGGTCAATGTGATTCGAGGTAGTTGTAGGCCATCCGGCTGACCCCGGCTTCTGTGTAACACTTTCCGAGTGCTCCGGCAACTTCTGCCCACGAGTAGCAGCGGACAAACCGTAGCCGGAAGATCAGATAAAGCCGGGCATCCATGATGCTCTTGCAGTACGCCTCGACCTTGGGCTTTTCTTCCGCTGCCTGTTCCTCCAACCAGCGGACGCGTTCATCCATGTCAGCCAGTTCCACAGCCAGATCTGCCACCTTGTCCCGAACACCGGGCGTATGTGGCATACCCGTCAGCTGTGGGGAAGCAGGATTGATTTTCTGCCGAAGATTCTCCAAGGCCTCACGGTCTTTTTCGAGGGTCATCTGAATGTCATAATACTTGGACAATTCCTGTAGTGTCACAGCCTACCTCCGTCATAATTCAGCTGCCGTTTTGCAACGGTGCTTCTGTTATTTTATCACATTTTGCCGTCGGAAGATAGACAGGAAACCCGGAAATTATGTGGTCCGCTCCAATTTTGCACAATCCCGGCACCTTGTAGGTCTGGCCGTGCGAATCGGTGCGCTGGATAGGCGGATCGAGGGGTATGTAGTTCTCACAAGACAGGCAGCTCATTCTTCCACCCTCTCGATTTTCGGGAACGGTTCCCGGCCCAGAGGGACAGGCCCATGAGAGCGATATGTGGTGCCGGGTGCTTCTTTTTTGTCCTCTGGTGCATCAAGCCACTGCTGGTGCTCGATGGCATGGACGAGGTCAATGCATGTTCCCCATGCTTCATGCTGCCGCTCCCGATTGCCGAACGGAGGAAACGCCATCTGGTAGCCCAGATTGAATATTTTCTCAACGTTCCGGCTACGCTCATTGTACACGCCGAACTTGTACTGGTCCTCATACAGCTTGTTGCGGTCTTTTTCCTCATAAACGAGGTCTTCGGAAAGGGCTTCAAACTGGCCCATGCGGATCCGCATATATTCCTCCACGGCCAGACCGATGATTCGGAGGGATTCTTCGGAGATTTCAATGCGATACTTCATTTTTCCTCCTTAATGTCAACGTCAATATTCAACGTCGGCACCATTCTCTTAATCACGAATTGATAACCATTATGATCTATTTTGATGACTGAAACATCTATTAGTTCCGGGCTTATACCATACACAGCACAAATGTGTTGTTTTATCTGTAATTTAAGATGGTCGAAGTCTTTATCGGTTAAGTGATTATTTTCATAATGCCGATTCAGGAATTCATCTTGAATGGAATCGAGAACACGGCGGATTTCGATGTTCACGTTACTGCCCACTATCTTTTTCCTCATATTCGCCGGAAAACACCAACGCCATTGCCTCGCAGATGATTGTCACCTTGACCCGTTCAAGGTTTTCCCATGACAGGTCTTTCGGCCTGTCCTTGCGCTGCCCGGCGGTCTTCTGCATCAGCATCTGACGCAGTTCCATGCAGGCCTCTTTGAGAGCCGGGTAGTTGGCTTTCAGCCCGCCCATCTGCATAAAGATCCACATGGTATCCAGCATCGGGTTTTCCCATGGTTCAGGCTTTACCATCGGCAACCTCAATTTCCTGCACATAGCACCAACTCTGGGGCGGTCGCTGCGCTTCCACAGGCCGCACACCAAACCGCGTGTTTAGCAAGCCCGTGAACGGCCGCAGCTCGCGCGGATTGTCATAAATTTTCAGGTCGGAAATGTGCCAGCCATACAAGTCTTTCAAATCTGCATAACTCATCCCGGACTTCCATCCGGCATAGTCTTTGACTTGCGGTACTGTGAGACAGCTTCCAGCAATTGCAGATTCGATATCTTCTTTGACGACACAGTATTCAGGGCCAATGCGTCGGATGTCATCGCAGATAAATTCGCCGACAACCATTCCGTCAACCCTGCGGTCGAATAGCTTATGAGACCTATCGTCGAAATATAAATGGTCAACGGCTTTCCAGCAGAAAAATTTCGTTCCTTTCGTGCAATATATGTAGCACTTAAAAGGTTCTTTCAACGAGACCGGTCTTGTCTTACGGATTTCCACCGTTTTACAGCCCGAAAAGATACGGCTGCACCATTCGGGCCGGATGCTCAAAAGAACTGCTTTCACTTTTCGTCAACCTCCGCGCACGCCCTGCGGCAGGGTTCGCACTTTTTGTACGGCTCTTCGAGCCAGCAGTTGAACAGCAGGCACTTCGGCTTCCTGTATTCAGGCGGAGCCTTGTTTCCGTGAGTTTGGGTGCGTAGTGCATGGTATTTGCATACCTCTTTGCCCCAAAAATCTCCTCCGAACTCACATTTTCCATACCCCGGCGAAACCTCATGCTTAACTGTGATGATTTTCATTCCGTGTACCTCCGTGTGTCTTTGTTCCAGTGCAGCGTGATGGGGTTGCCGCACTTGCACGGCACTGTAAATTCCTGTTCCGCAATGTTGGTCTTGCCCTTGGCGTGGAACTCGCAACAGCTGCATTGGAACTCATACGGCGCAAGGCCACGTTCCAGTGAAATCGTAGCCCCGCAGCGGCAGCCAATGGACATTTGCGCAACGTGGAGGTATGTACCGAACTCCTTGCCGCAGCAGGGGCAGCACAGGCGCAGCAGGCCTCGTGCGCCGGGCTCCGGCGGGCGATTACTCTTTCTCATGGTTGGCTCCTTTCTCGGTCTGAAACCGAATCACTTCCCGGAACAGCAGCTCGTTGTTGTGTTCCGATTCGGTCATAAAGTTGATGTACTCCCGGAACAGCTGACGGTCATGCTGCTGCCGGCTGGTTTCGCCCAAGAGGGCACCGATTGCCACGCCATCAGCCAGCAGCGCAATGTTGATGAAGATCTGATCAGGCATTGTCATCACCCAGCACTTTCTCGATGAGGTCAAAGACCATTTCTCGGTCTTCGGTGGTCAGAAAGTCAGCCGCCATGATTTCAAACTTGAGGCGGTCAGCGTATTCTTTCAGGTCATCCATGGTTTACTCCTCTCCCAGCCGGGCAAGGATCTCGTCGCCCTTGTCCAGCAGTTCATCTCGCCGCTTTTTCTGCTCGGCCTCCAGCTTTTCCATTTCAGCCTGATACTTTTTCAGCGTTCCCGGCCGGAAATGCTTGCTCTGCCCCATACGGATTTTTGCGGCAATTTTCTTGTGCCGTTCAACGGTCTGGCGCAGTTCAGTGTCCGTGGTCAGAATCTGATAGCGATGGTGACAGCCGGGGCAGGTGAAATACTGCACCATGTAATCACCGCTCCATGTACTGCGGATGCCGGCTGTCTGGATGCTGAACGGTGTGCCGCAGCGGTCACACTTTACAAGGTCGGTCATTCGCCATACTCCTTTCTGCACAGCTGGAACGCATTGCAGTGGTCATCACAGGTCTTGCAACACTTGTCGCATCCGGGATGCGCTGCCTTGCAACGTTCGCAGGGCGCATCTGCCTTTTTAGGGGCATTGGTGGAAAAGATGGCATGGGTTCCGTTCTGCAATGCCTTTTCTTCGTCAGACATTTCATAGCCCAAGGCTACCAGCAAAGTGTAAATAGCGTCGAGACTGCCGTTTTCCTCCCAGCCATACCCGCCGCTCTGGTAGTCGGGTTTCCAGACCCAGCCCCAGTATCCGTTGCTACCATCGTCAGCAGCCGAATAGGCCAAGGAGAGCAGTGCCTTTTCCGGCTGGTCGCTGAACACCGACGTGCTTTCCAAATAATCAAGCAGGTCAACGCTGTCCGTTTCCGGGGGAACAACGCCCAGCAGCTTGATTGTCAACTCGCCATCGTAATTTGAATCGAACGCATCCACAGCAAAGCGGACGATTTCACCCAGATGCTTTTTGCACTCTGCCGTGGAGAGCTGCGCCACAAAGTCCCGGCGCAGTTCAAACATATAGTTTGTGAGGGCGGCAAGCTGGTCTTTATAGAACTGTTCCTGCTGCCGCTTTTCCTCTCGCTTAGCCGTTTCCGCATTCTCTTTTCCCAAATCACGCTCTTTGTAGAGGTCAATCTGGTTTTGGCTGACCTTGTAGCAGTACGCTACGCTATCGGCATCGTCCGGCACTTCAACGTCCTTGCTAGTGTTCCAATATCCGTACCCGGCAACGTGTGTGTGAGTACTGTAATCGGCATCGGGATTTTCCACAGCAAATTGGCGAAGCTGCTCAATCCATTCAGCCTTTCGATGCTGGTATTTCTGGTCAGACAAGGCATTCTGCATGGCGCGGTTGAAGTTCTGGGTACCGAGGGTTTCCAGCACCTTGTTCCGGGCATCCAAGTCCTCGATTTTGTTAAGTTCAACAAAATCGGAAAGGGTTGCGCCACGCTGCTCTGCCTTTTTGAAGTTGTCGTGGTTCAGTTCCAGCAGCTTGATGCGCCGCCGGATAGTGGACTGAGAGAAGCCGGAGCGGTCTGCGACACGCTCCACGGTATCACCCATGTCCAGCATCATCTGGAAGCCCTGCGCCTGCTCGTAGACGGTGAGATCAGACCGCTGCATATTCTCTACCATCATGGTTTGCAGCTGCTCTTTCTCGGTCATATCGACCACGGAGCAGGGTAATTCAAACTTGCCAGCCTGCTGCGCGGCCGCCGCCCGTCGGTGTCCGATGATGATGGTGTAGTCCTCGCTGGACCACACGGCCTTGGGTGTCCATGCCGCCTCCGCTGCCGAAGCGTCGCCGCCATCGGCAATGCACCGGGCAATGTACTCCTGCTTGCCGAGGTAGTGCCCCGGAATGACGGTCAGGTTCTGGTACACGCCGTTTTCCTTGATGCTGGCGGCCAATTCTGTCAGGTCACCCAGTTCCTTGCGAGGGTTATCCGGGTGCGGATACAGCTGCCGGATGGGGATGTAAGTAATGTCTGCCATGGTGTTTACTCCTTTCTGAATTCGGGTCAGAAAAACGTGAGCTGCCCGGTGCGGGTTTCGTTAAGAGCCGCTTTTTCGGGTGCTTTAGGCTCATTTTTGATAGATTTTTGCAAATTTTCGGGCTTAGTTTCCGGCTTTTCGATTTTAGCAGGCTGCTCTTTCGGTTTCATCAGCAGATTCATCTTGGCTATCTGCCGCCGCATATACCACACATCCGTGGAGAAGAACGGCATATACCAGATGCGATTCTGCGGTCCGGCCGGGAGAAGTCCTCGGTCATCGTAAGCAGTTGCCGGGTCTGTGATGGTGTTACCGATGACTACATATCCAGCGCAGCCCATGAAGCTGCACTGGATGTAGCACATCAGGCCCACAATAAAGTCAATGTCTTGGGCAACGACAAGGACTTTGTTGTGGTAGCAAATATTTCTGCTCTTGCAGATATTCAGAAAGGCCAGCAGTGTTGCGCCCGCTCCGCAAGCCGGGTCTGACACGGAGATGAAGCCCTCCATGTCAGGCACGAGTTTGGCATCGAATGTAATCTCTGCCATACAGCGGCACACATCGTATGGAGTGAAGAACTGGCCAGCATGGTCATTTCCCAACTCACACATCATGTACAGTGACCCCAGAAAATCCTGATCCGGGTTCTGCTCCATTCCCATGACCACCTCGGCCAGCATTTCGGCCATGCCGTTCCTCTCCGCTGCGGAGTATTTGGAAATGATGGTCTGGTAGTCCTTGGCTCGTTCCAGGGCGTTTACCTTGTCCGTCGAGTTGGAGATCTCGATGGCCGTCAGGTGGATGAAATCCCGCCAAATCTCCCAGCGGCTATGCTTCCCAGTCAGCCCCTCGAAGATTTTGAGGAAGTTTTTCTGGTGGTCATCACGGATGCTGCGCGTCACTGCTGCCTTTGCCATGGGTTATTCCTCCTCTGTGTCAGCGAGGAGATAGTGGCCGTTAGAGAACTCGATTACGCCGGCCGACTCCATCTCGTCCAGCAGGGCGATGGCCTTTTCAGCCGTCACGCCCATCTGCTCCTCCAACATGGCCTGCGTGATGCCGTTGTTCTGCCGGGCAATCTCGGTGGCCTGCGTCAGTTCGTCAGAGGTGGGCTCGTCCTCCTCGTCATCCTCGATTTCTTCCAGCGGTTCGGCCTCCCCGGGGAGATTCGGGGAATCAGGCTCATTTCCCCGGGGCGCATCCTGCTGCCCACCGGATTCCGGGATGTCCGGCATCTTGTAGCCGAGGGCTGCCAGCTTGCCGCCCTCAACCAGATCCCGGAAGAAGAACTGGAGCCAGAGGTAGTGCATATTCTTGAAGATGTTCTTGATTTTGTTGAACAGGGTGTCGGAAATGGTGAATGTCTTGCTCATGCGGTAGGTCAGGTTGCCGTCCTTGACGGTGAACAGGATGGATGCACCCGGCGAGATGTAGTTGTCCTCGGATGCCTCCTCCAGCATCGACATCTGCTCACCAACGCCGCCCAGCGGACGGATGACCAGCTTGATGGGGTATGCATTCTTGATGAACACATAGCTCAGGTTGTTGGCCTCGCAGATGCCCTTGAGCTTTTCCCGGTAGACTGCGAAACGTGCGGACTCAGACAGAGAGTTGTCCATGATGAAGCTCCTTTCAAGTAGCTTTTAAGTAGTTGAAAATTTATAGTCGTTTTCCCGGTTTTCGATGGCGGTCAGACCCAGTGCGTAGGCTGCCCACACATCTGCCTTGAAGCCATAGAAGAAATCCGGGGCTTTCTTTGTGCCCTTGCCGTTTTTCAGGTCGTGGGCTGCAAATCGGTCAATCAACGCCCGCCGGATGGCGGTGTCGTTGGCTCTGCTGTCGTGGCAAATGTGCTTCTTTTCTTCGATGCGGCACATCATCCGCACCGGGCATTGGTCGGAAAGAACTTGGTAAAAGCGGCCAATCCAGACCGTGGTGTCGAAAACATCCCGACCAACCGACATTCCATAGGATGCCACCATTTCGATGACACCCCACCGCCATCCCTGCTCGACAGCCGATTCCAGCTTTTTCAGCAGTTCTTCGTTGTCGATTTTGCCGAACTCCAGCGGTCGGAGCGTTTTCTGGTCAATCACGCAGTAGCCGGATTGCACATTGCCGGGGTCAATAGCGATGATGGGCATCACAGGTACGACCTCCCGAACTCCTTGATGAACTTTGCTTCCGGCCATCCGTAGTATTCCATGGCCTTTTTCTGCGCCCACTTTTTCAGGCGGAGGTCTGCTTCCCGGTTAGTATGTACGGCAGTCACGCCGTTCTGGTGACACCAAGGGCAGAGATTCGCCCACAGGCCAAGCCGCTTGCTCTTGTCCCGGTACGGTCCGAAAAATACTTCGTGCCGGGCGGTGCGATACCGCCCGCAAATCAGACAGGTGGGGCTCTGGCTGAGGATGCTGGGTGCATATCCATTGCTATCCAGCCTTTCCCCGTACTCGTTCATTGCCATGTTACGTCCTCCTACGCTGGAAAGGCAGCTGCGAAACCTGCTGCATGACCAGCTGAATTTTGTCCTGAAACGACTTTCTCACGGCTCGTCACCTCCTGAAATAATCCAAACACGGTGGGAACCCCACCCAGCCCAGCTTAGAGCCTCGCTGTGGGTCTTTACAGCAACGTCCAGCTTGTTACCTACCACCGCACTCCCGGTGTCCTGAACGACCCGGAGGCCGATGCCCTCGATATAGACCACCGTTCCGTAGGGTAGAACACTGGTGTCGGCAGCCACGGTCACACCCGGCTGCACCTTTGCGCCGCTGGATGTGATGCCGTGACCCTCGCCGCAGACGTGGGTGTACTCTTCAGAACAGTAGGCTGTGCAGCTGAACGCCCCGGCGTATGTAAGGGCCAAATCGGTCTGGGCGTTCAGTTCTGCGGTCAGCTTGTCTACCTCGGTTTGGAGTTGGTCAATGGTTTCATCACGTTCTCCGGCCATGCGTTCCCAGTTGGATGACTTGCTGGCGTAGATATCCCGCTCGGTTTCCAGATCGTTCACCCGCCGGGAGTAGGCCGTGCTTGTGAGGATGCAGCCAACCATCGCACACGAAACACACACGATCAGGCTGCGGAATGGTCTTTTCGACCTCATGCCGTGCCACCTCCAATCTGTGCCGGGACTGCGCCGCCGGGCAGAGCCGGGGGCTGCAAACTCTCAACCGGGGCATCCTGCACAGCCCGGTCGAAGCCCGGCCGGACGAACTGGCGCAGATCCGCGCTGCTGCGACTGCTGAAAATCTCCGACAGGTCCGCCGGGGAGCCAGCCCACCGCTGTACCACCATCGGGAGGGCGGCGAAGATTTTCGCGTTTTCCTTTTTGAAATCTTCGCCTTTCAGCTTGCGTCCATCAGGGGCAATGAATCCGCCGTGGGTCTGGTAGTACAGATTCGCCTCGATTTTCCGGGCAGCTGCCGCAGCCTGCGTCCAGAGGTCGTTTGCCGAGGGCTGCTGTGCGGACAGCAGCTTTTTTACTTCCGCACACCAGTCCACGATCAGCTGGTTCTGGAATCTGCACTGTGTAAAGGCTGAATAAAGAGCCTTTTCCACAATCTCGTCCGGGATGGTGCCGAACGCCCGGATGTAGATTTGCGTGTCAGCCCTGCGCTCCTCCAAGCTGCGGGCGCGGCCGTAATGGTCATCAATAACCACCACAAGCTCACGCAATTTCATATCGGTCATGTTGTCGAGCCTCCTAAAAGTTCTCCGAAAATTTCATCGTAGTCATCGGCAGCGGAATGTTTGGACTGCTGACCCGCCGGGGGCTTACGCCGCTGGTCGCGGGCTTGCACATCGCCAAGGGTTTTCACGCCCTCATTCTTCCATGCTTTCAAGATGCCGTTGATGTAGTTCCACTTGCGAACGCCGGACAGAGCAGCCTTTTTGATGGCCAGCAGAATGAGGTCATCCGCGAAAATCTCCCGCCAGCCAGTCAGGGCATCCCTTGCAGCCGGGGGAAAGCTGCCGATGTTGTCCTCGAAAGACCGGACAATCTCGGCCAATCCGGGGTCGGCAGCCGGAAAACCGCCGCTGCCGTTATCTCTTACTCTGTTCTCTATCTCTTTATCTATCTCTTTATCTTTATCTATCTCTTTCTCTATGGGGAGATTTTCCCCAGTGGTATCCCTACCACTTTCCCCAATGGAAAGAGGAGAATTTGCGGCTTGTAGTGTCTGCCTGCGCTTCTTGGCCGCCCAGTCAGTTTCGCTGCCTATCATTTCCGAATAATCGGAAATCGACAGCGTTCCGTCTGGGTTTTCAAAAACAAGGCCGATTTGCTTGTACACCTCAAGAGCCACACGGACGGTTGCCAGAGAAAACCATTTGCATTCTCTCTGAATCTTTTCAACATCGTAGGGAATAAGCATCTCTCCGATTTTTGAAACCAGACAGCCGCCCGTGTTTATGGTTTTGAGGCAGAGCATTTGATAGAGAACAACATAGTTGGCACCATCTGGCTGGCTCATCAGGTAGTCGATTGCGTCCGAGGACATGAAGCTATCTTTGAGTTTTATCCAGTAGTACCGCTTACCTGTTGCCATTCAAACCTCCTTAGAACGGCAGGTCATCGCCATCGTCAATTTCAGAGAAATCATCCGGGCTGCCCTGCGAATACTGCACAGTGCCAGGGGCGGCATTTGCACCCTGCCACTGCTGCCGCTGGCTATGTGTGGAAAATCCCATCTGCTGCGGCTGCTGATTCTGATAGGGCGACTGCTGGTAGCCCGGCGGCGGTGCCTCACCGCCATCATCCACTCGCTGCTCCGTTTTTGGGCCGCAAAAGTGAATCTTCTGGACCACAAACTCGGTGGCGGTGCGCTTCTGACCGTTCTTATCTTCGTAGGAGCGTGTCTGGCACTGGCACTCCACAAGAGCCGTGCTGCCCTTGCGGAAATACTGGCAAACGAACTCTGCCGTTTTACGCCATGCCACGAAATTCAGCCAATCGGTAGCCCGCCGGCCATCCTGACCGACATTGTCCCGGTCAACGGCCATGCGAAAACTGGCAACTGTCAGGCCGCTCTGTGTGGTCCGCATTTCAGGATCAGCGGCGAAGCGGCCCTGAAATGTGCAATTATTCAGCATCGGTGTCCTCCTGCTTGGTAATCAGCTCCGGATGAACTGCAAGCATCAAATCCAGCACAAAGTTACCAATGTCGTAAACGCTGCCGCGTGCACCCTTGTGATAAATGAGGCTGAGTTCGGCCTGCTTCTGGAGCAGTTCCTTGTACTCCTCAACCGGGATAGCGATGGTCTGGACGTTCAAATCTTCCATAACTGGTTCCTTTCTTCTCGCATGATGCATACCACCTTGCGGCACTGGTCCACATCGAACATTCCAATATGCGTAAATTCAATCGGAGTGCCCATCTTCTCGGACAGCCAGCGGTAGGCCTCATTCCGGCGGCCACGGTAGGGACCGTATTTCCAGAGCGGGTCAAATGCTGCATGAGCTGCCTTTTTCCAGTTGCGCAACTCCGAATTTGCCAAGCGGCCAAGGGGTTTGTCAGACCCCTTGTGTACGCCGACATAGGCACCGCAGCGAGGGCAGAGGTAAATCATGCCGAAGCTGTGGCCGTGGTAAACCACCGAACTGTCTACGAAGTCTGCGGGCGTTCCGCAGTAGTCGCAGATGACGATTCGGTTTTTCATCGTGACCATTCCTCCTTGTACCGTGCCAGCTGTTCCGGGGTATCCGTTTGGATGCCCAGTTCCTTGGCTTCTGTGATTGCTCCATCCACCAAATGGGCAAACTCTTTTGTGTCCATCCGATGGGTGTCCTTATAAACGAAGTAACGGGCAAAGTCTTTGCCGTTCTCCTGCCGGGTTTCGTAGTAGCGGACGTATTGGTAAATCTCAGTGGCATCCACCGCCGCAGGGAGCTTGATGCCAATCACATGGCCGTCCTTGTCGCGGGCAAGTGCCCCATAGGCCACCACTAGCCGCCGCTTGACCTCGTCGTCGCTCTCCCCTGTTTCGGCAGCGATTTTATTGACCAGCACATGGAAGTAAGCATTTGCCGACAGGCTGCGCTTCTCCCTGTGCTTCTTGATCTCAATATCCAGCACCTGTTCCAGATGTAGCTTGTCCCACGTCTCCCGGAAGTCTCCATTGATCTCCAACGTGACGCGCTGCTTTCCGCCAAGGGTAAAAGACATATCCACCAGCCGTCCGGTCATGTGGTATCCTCCTTGTCCTGATGGCAGTGCATATAGATGTACGCACTGTTTGACCCCATGTTGGCATAGAGCCAATCATTGATTTTTGCCACGCTCATGTGGTCGCGCAAGACACGTTTTTCGTAGATATACTCACCAGTCAGCTTTTTCTCGGCGATTTTTGCCTGAATCTCCTCGTCCTCGTAGTTGGCTTCGACCATGTAGAGGTCATAGTTCGGAGCGGCTATACCGTTCAGATTGTTCATGTCGGTGCAGTAGAACAGCTTTCCGGCGGGGAGCCAGACCTTCCATCCGCAGTTCGGAACATTGTGCTTCACCATGTTCGGAATGACATTGCAGATGCCGTAACCGTACATAGTTCCCGGTGTCAGAACATCAATCTGGGAAATTGGCACCCCTGCATCCACCAGCGGTTTGCACAACCAGTCGCAGCAGGCGAATCGCAGTGTTGGGCGATTGGATGCCAGTAGTCGAAGCGTTGACGGCTGGAAGTGGTCACAGTGGATGTGGGTCAAGAGAACCAGCTTCAGAGTTTTCCATTCTGCGGCCAAAGCCTTGAACGGAACACCGCAGTCAATCAGAATCTCATGCTCAATCACCACGGCGTTTCCCTTGCTGCCTGTTGCGATGATGTTGTAGCCGATCATAACGAGCTGAGGTCAACAACCTCTTCGACGGCAGTGGGCTCGCCCTGCGAAATATCACCGTGCGGCAAGGCCTGTCCTGCGTCCACTTCGGGCTTTCCAGTATGAAGTTCTGGCTGCTCCTGTGCGTCAGACACGACCTCCTGCGTAGTAAGGATTTCGCCATTATCTGCTACCGCTGCCACGGCATTATCGCTTTCCAAAGCCTTGGTCATTTCGATGCTCATAACACCCCAGCGAGAAATAAGCTGTCGAAGCATGGTTTTCTTTGCCATGTCATCGAACGACTTATACCAAAAGGACGAATACTTCCACATTTCGCTCTCCGGGATTTTGCCAGCCAGCAATTCCTCGTACTTCTGCCGACTGAACGCCTTGGAGTAGGTATCTGCGTGGTTCATCATTTTTTCTTTGGACCAGTACAGCACCTTGCGGAAACCGTTCATGTACTCAAAGTAAGCCATGTAGCCAACGGTAGGTAGCGCATCCCGCTGGTCATCGTCTTCGATGAACTGGAACTTGGGCTTGCCGGTCATCGAATCTTTTCCCAGATACTCGCCCTGCTTAATCTCGGTAACATCGAGATCCGCATACTGGCCGCTGCGCAGCGCCAGCTGGATGTATCCCTTATATCCGAGGACGAACTGCGCATCGATCTTGTTTGCCTTGCGGTTCTTAAAGGGAACCAGATAATACTGGCCCAGCTGCGGAGAGGGGCTAAGGTTGAGGGATTCACCAAGCAGGGCACCCGCCAGAATCGTGCCGGCATCGCACTCCTGCAAAGCCGGATTGACCGCGACTGCTGAGGTGATGCTTGCCGTAAAGCGACGAACGCGGGCGGGGTCGCGCAGGGTGTTGGCAATCAAAGACTGATAGCCCTTAGTGGTTATCGCCACAGAAAACTTAGGCTTCTGCTGCGCTTGCAGCTGGTTGTTATACGTTGCCATATTCGATACCTTCCTTTTCAAGATAATTTTTCAGGCCGATAAGCTGCGCTTTCGTGCCCTTTGCGTAGAAGCGGGTCATCAGAATGGGCTCCGGCTTGGGCTGCGAGACCGGTTCAGCATCGGGCTGCACAGGCATTTCCGGGTCTACTGAAATTTCCTGCGCTGGTTCAGGCTGCGTCTGGGCTGCTGCGGCAGCAGCGGCGCGAACTTTTTCTGCCGCAGCTTCACGTTCTGCCTGCCTGACACGGCGTTCTTCTTCCAGCCGCCGCTGTTCTTCGAGAGCCTTGTGACGGTTATCCACAACTTTAATCGCTGTGGGCAGGTCGAGGTTCTTTCGGTATTCCACCATGACCTCCGTAGAACTTTCCATAGCGTCGATTGCAGTAACATCGGACACGATGCCATCCACAAACGCCTTTGCCTGTTTTTTCAGGGCAGTGACGCTGTCGCTCATGTTGACTTTCGGCCGGTAGGTCAAGTCATCCATCCAGTCAATGCCCGCAGCCGCCACCAACTCGTTGTAATACTCCTGAACAGCATCCGTCTTCTGCGCCACGATGCCGGAAGTAACGTCCGTGATTTTACGCTTCAGTTCTGCGTCTGCGGTCTGGAACGGCACCGTCACACACTCACGATAAACCTTTTCAAACTCGGTATACGGTTCAAGGATTTTTTCCTTGACGGCAATGCGTTGGGCTTCGTATTCCTTGAATTCCTTGGTCAGCTGTGCGCGAGCATCCTTGACGCTCTTATAAGTCTGCTCTGTGCAGACCAGCGAGAGCGCGTCAGCCGTGCGCTGCTCGATGTCAGCTTTTACGCTGTGCAGCCGCTCAACGATGATGGGCAACTGCTGCAGTTCGATAACCTGCAATGCGGTTTCCTGTGCCATGTGGCATCCTCCTTTTACTTTCCAAAAATGATGGTTTTCCCGGTGTCCTTATTCAGGAGCACCATACCGTTCGGGATATCCCGAACCCAGAGATATGCGGTGCAGTCCCAACCGGCAGCAGAGAGGGCTTCCTTCTGGCGGCGGGTCAGCTTTCTACCTCTTACTTTCAAAAGATCACCTCCTCGTTCCAACGCTTCAACAGCGCGGGCTGCATGGTGATGATCTTGTAGCCGGTGGCTTCCAGCTCAGTGCTGCGGTCGTAGCTCTGCACGTCCTGCGCGTGCCGTGTGACAGCGTTTGCCAGACCATAGAGGGAAAGGTCACCGCCCGCGATAAGATGTCCCAGAATGCCCTCGCTCTCGTTCTGGCGGATGTTGAACTCCTTGGCCGCAAGCTCAACCACCTTGGGAGCCGCCGCCGGGAGAATGGGTGCTTCCTTGGCATCCCGGAGTTTCTGCACCAGCGCATTGAACCGGGCTTCATCGACCGCCGCCCGAACGGTGTCCTCAATCTTCATCAGGAACGCCCGGTCATCGGCTTCGATGGTCTCATCCCGGAAAATCCCGAAATCGCCATCCACGCTTTCATTGATGCGTCCAACGTGGCGCTTGCCAACGCCCACATCAGCCACCATGCCATTGGTGCAGACAAGGCGGTAAATCAGCGGCTTCACGGAAACGCTGCCCATGCCGACCTCAGAATTGGAAATCAGGATGCCGGCCTGAACAATGTCACCCGGCACAACCTCGGTCTGGATTCGCTCATTGACAACCTTGATGTACATGCGGGTATCGGTCAGCTCACAGCTTTCAATGCGGGCACCCTGCATTTCAGAAATAATCGGCAGGACCGTCTGGGCAACCTCGTAGTTGTCGATGCGGCGGTAGCGGTCGGAGAGAATGGCGCGGGCGGTGCCGTCAATGGTACGAACCATGCGGCGGGTGTCCGGGGACTGCTGGAACCAGCCATTGACGTTTGCCATCAGCAAGCCGGGGTTCTCTGCCCGCATCCGCTCGTAGTAGGGAGCCGGGATCTTCAGCTGCAATCCCAGCTGGCGGTGGGCATTTTCGTTCAGCTGGAACGGGGTGTTGCCGATCACGAGGTCAAAGTTCTCGTTGACGGCGGTCATCTGCATAGCACCCGCCGTGGCAACGTAGTCCTTTTTGACCTTGGCTTGCCGATCAAGTTCAATCGCCAATTCTTGCAAACTTCTTCCATATTTCATAGGGTTACTCCTTTTCCGGGAAGCACTCGTTGACTTCCCATGCGTCTGCGGCCTCTATGCAGCGGTCGCAGCCTACGATTGTTTCATCCTCGGCGCGATAGATGGTATCGCACCGCTGGTGGCAGATGGGGCACACAGGAGGGTCAGGGTAGCCAGCCTCCGCATCAGTCCTCGGATACAGCATCCAGCACCTCCCGGAGTGTCCGGCCAATCCAGCGGCCTACGCCGTCCAGTGCGCCGTTGCTGTCCAGCCAGACGAACACGGCTGCAACGGCAGCAGTCAAAACGAACTGCGCCGCCGGGAGCCGGGCTGCTGCCTGCTCTGCGGTGATGCCATACACGGTCATCAGGATCTTAATCACGTCTTGATCTCCCCTTTCTTTCTTTGCTGGTAGGCCTCCCATGCGGCATCCAGCTTGGCTTCTCCGTCCGGCATGGCCATGATTTTGAGGTAGAGCCTCTTGCAGCCCCGCGCCAGCCGGGCGGTATCTTCGGGGCTGATTTCATCCAAGTGGATGTGTGGAACGCTATCCATGTAAACCTCCGTTGTTCAGTTTAACTGAACTTACAGGGCAAAAAAATAGTCTGGGATATCCGACACTTCGATTTTTAGTGCCTGACACGCAGCTTCGATTTCGTCCTGTTTCCAGTCAACCTTACCGTTGAGTTTGAGAGATGTGGTGCGGTCCGACCATCCCATACTCTTGCCAAATGCCCCTCTGGTTCCGAAAATCTCAACGATTCGGCCCAGCAGCTTGTTATAGCTTCTCTGCATCGTTTTCACCTCTTTTCCGTTCGGTTCAGTTTAACTGAACTGTTCACACTTTACCACAACGATTTCTCCTTGTCAATACAAAAATTCACTTTTTTTGAACTTTTCGGCTGGAATACTTGAACTTTTATTTATACCATGATATGATGTAACCATACTGGAGGTGAACCAAATGAAGCCATCAACGACCGCAGAACGTCTGCAAGAAGCTATGAATATCAGAGGTCTGAAACAGGTTGATGTTTTGAGGCTTGCAGAGCCGTACTGCCGCGCTTACGGTGTCAATCTTGGAAAAACCGCTTTGACCCAATATGTTTCAGGGAAAATCGTTCCTCGGCAAGATAAGCTAACCATCTTGGGATTAGCCCTTGATGTTTCAGAGGTATGGCTGATGGGCTACGATGTTCCCATGGAAAGAAAAACTGCGCCCATCCCCATGGAAGAGGATGAGCGCAGTAAAGAGTTCGTCGAACTATTTAATCAGCTCAGCACCGAGCAGAAAAAGGCCGTTCTTTATGTTATGAAAGGCTTTTTAGAAAAGCAATGACACGTTCTTGATCTTCTGCTGACAGATGCAAGAACAGTTCAAGTGCCAGCATGGCGCGAAGCTGCTCTCGGACATCATCGGAATCGATGGAAACGTCCATAATATTCCGCTCCTTTCTGTAAAATTACTGCCAGCAGTTTATCTGATTATACCAGAATAGCACATGGTTTTCAGCCGTTTGTAAAATAATGCCAGAATGCGAGGGATAATTATGTTTTTGACTACAACTGACAACATACAAGGCAAAAATGTAACGGAATATTTGGGCATCGTAGCTTCTGTCATTCTGACCGTCCTGCCGGGTGGAAACAAGATGATGGGCAATGCCATCGACAATTTCACAAAACAGGCGCAGGAAGATTTGGAGAAAAAGGCAGCTAAACTTGGCGCAGATGCCGTTATTGGATTGAAATTTGCCACGCAGGGCAACAACTTCATGCTGCTTGGAACAGCCGTGAAATTAAGATAACGGAGGGTAAACATGATTTGGCTTATTGCTGCCATTATACTCGTAGGGATCTCATTCACTGCCGGATATCTTTTGAAAGAATACTCCAAAAATAGTGATGCGCGCAAAATCCAAGAACTAAGCCGAACCATCTCAAAGCAGATGGAACAGGAGGGGCTTGGTTATTGGCCTGTGGCATTGCTGCGAGATCCAGAGCAGGTTAAGCGTGTTGGTCGCGCTCTCAACACCAAAAAGATGAAATTGGTTTCTTGTGACTTGCAGAAAAAGGAATATGAGGTGCTGGGTGAACACGATGAAGTCTACACCATCCGGCACGGAGAATGTTCTTGCATGGACTTCCAGATGCGCGGTCTTCCGTGTAAGCACATGTACTTCGTTAGTATGCACCTCGATTAAAAGGACGGTGATGGATAATGGCAAAAAAGAAGAAGCCTGCCGGAGGCGTTGCCATCATCTATGCCCGTTACTCGTCCCATAACCAAAGGGATGTTTCCATCGAGCAACAGATTGAGGCTTGCCGGAAGCACGCTGCAGAACTCGGCCTGACCATTATTGCTACCTATGAAGACCGGGCGATCAGCGGACGCACCGATAACCGCCCGGCGTTCCAGCGTATGATGCACGATGCCGAAAATGGAAAGTTCAGCTATGTGCTGGCGTGGAAGTCCAACCGTATGGGGCGAAACATGATGCAGGCCATGGTCAACGAATCCCGCTTGATGGACTGTGGCATAAAGGTCTACTACGCCGAGGAAGATTTTGACGATTCAGCTGCCGGGCGGTTTGCACTGCGCAGCATGATGAATGTCAACCAGTTCTACTCGGACAACCTCGCAGAAGACGTACGCCGCGGTCTAATGGACAATGCCAGCAAGTGCATGGCCAATGGCAAACAGCCGCTGGGCTACAAGCGGGGCGAGGATGGCAAGGTCGTGGTGGATGAACCGGCGGCCGCTATCGTCCGGGAGGTCTACACTCGTGTCGCTTCTGGCGAGTTATTCACGGACATTGCCCGTGATCTGAACCGCCGGGGCATAAAAACGGCCGATAAAGGCGAATGGAATAAGAACAGTTTTCACAGGCTGTGTTCCAACGAGAAATACCGTGGCATCTACATATACGGCGATGTTCGCATCGAGGGTGGCATACCGGCCATCATTGATGATACCCTGTGGTACAAGGTACAGGAGGCACTTCGAGTGAAAAAGCTGAAAAGAAACGGCCGACATCGCCCCGGCGATGAGGACTACCTCTTGACCGGGAAGTTGCGGTGCGGGAAGTGCGGCGGCTACATGATCGGGATGTCCGGCAGGTCAAAAACTGGGGAAATCCATTACTATTACACTTGTCAGAATAGGCGTGTCGGGCACACCTGTGACAAGAAGAACATCCGCCGGGATGTTATCGAGCCAGCGGTAGCACAGGCCATCAAGGAATACTGTCTGACCGATGATGCCATCGAATGGATTGCCGATAAAACTGTGGAATACTGGGAGAAAGCAGACAGGAATCTCCAGCTTGATTCCATCGAGGGCGATCTGGCAGCCGTGCAGTCGTCTATCTCGAACGTGATGAAAGCCATCGAGATGGGTGTGGTCACAGAAACAACTCGTGACAGGCTCATAGAATTGGAAAAGCAGCGTACCGACTTGAAGTCAAAGCTGGCACTTGCCAAAGAGGAAGTTGTCCATGTTGACCGTAAGAAACTGATTTCCAGCCTGCTGCTTTTCAGAAACGGCGACATCCACGACCGCCAATATCAGGAAGATCTTTTCAAGACATTCCTGATATCTGCGTACGTCTACGATGACGATGACAACGGGCACTTAAAGATTGTATTTAACGCTTTCGGAGATAACAACACCGTTGATTTTCCCATTGATTTTGGTGAAGCTGATAATCAATCAGCATTTTTCGATGGAGCGGAAAAGTTCGATTATGCTCTCCATCGGTCAACCAGACTAAAGCCATCTGAGGAAGCTCAGGTGGCTTTTTTGTTTGTATGA